CGCTCTCGGTCGACCCTGCGCAATCAGCGGAGACGACTTTTACCGCAACGCTCCAGGTCAACCAGAGGATCGTGGCCCGTTGCACTCAAGGCTTGGATATTTCGGGAGACATCCACGTGAGCATTTTCGCTTGACATGCCGTTCCTCCTCCTGTGGCACCCGCGCAGCACGGCGGGACCCCGCCCACCTCCGCCCGATACGGACGGGCAACGGCCGCGCGCGAAGACTCCTGAGCGCGATGACGACGAAGCGATTACGCTTTGCACCATGTTGCTGCGCGTGATCACAGGAGACCCCCATGGCTGACTACGCCCAGTGCCTCGCCAGCCTCGCCCGCGCGGCGGGTCGGGAGCTGTCCAACGACGAAATGATCGCCATCTATGAGCGCATCCACAAAGCGGCCCTGGACATCAAGGCGGGCCGAACCCCGGCCAAGATGAGCGCCAAGACCACCGCAGAACTCGGCGTCCAGGGGCGGGAAACCGAGGTCCAGAGCGTAATCGAGCGTGCCGCCGAACAGGCCGCCTCCGAGTTGGAGCACGAGGGCATCATCGCCGAGCGGAACGCCAACCTGCAGATGGCGAAACTCGCAGCAAGGATGGGCGACGTCCAGATCATGAAGGCCGCAGGGCTGAAGGACTTTGATGCGGTGCGCAACACCCTCGCCCGCGACTACTCAGGCCGAAGCGCCGTGGAGAGCCTGGAACAGAGAGTCGCTGGCAACAAGGCCTACTACGAATCGAAGCTGCTGCCAGCCTGGGATGCGCTCGGAAACGACTGGCTCGGATTCTTCCAGGATCGCCAGAAGCTCCTCCTACTCGTGCGTGAACTGCGTGGTGAGTCAACCGGTGATGCGGTGGCGGCAAAAGGGGCGAAGGCCTTCCACGACATCGCCGAGGAAGCCCGCACGGCCTTCAATGCCGCGGGCGGGGACGTGGGCCGCCTGGACGACTGGGGCATGCCTCAGCACCACAGCCAGGGGAAGGTCGCCGCAGTCGGCAAAGACATGTGGATCGACACGATCCTCCCCATGCTCGAGCGCACCCGCTACGCGGATGACCTCGGGAACGGGTTCACCGACGCCCAGATGCGCGAATTTCTGGGGCACGCCTGGGACACAATCGCCACCAACGGCCACGCGAACATCATCCCCGGGCAAGGGAGCGGCCACGGCGCGCGCGCGAACGCCCATGCCGAGCACCGCCAGATCCACTTCAAGGACGCGCAAAGCGTGATCGACTACTGGAACGCGTTCGGGGAGAGGACCGCCATGGAGATCCTCGACGGTCACGTGGGCACCATGGCGCGCGACATCGCCTTCCTCGAGCACTTCGGCCCCAACCCGAACACGACCTACCAGACCCTGCGAGATGCAGCACTCCGGGATGCCACGGTGGCCGAGCCCATCCGCACCCCCGAGTTGGAGGGCGAGGCGGTGAACCTCGATAACCTCTACCAGTACGCCGCCGGCCGGATGAAACCGACCGCCTCGATCGCGATGTCGGGGATCGCCGACTCGATCGCCCACCTGAACGTCGCCGCCAAACTGGGCGGGGCGATGTGGGCGTCGCTCTACGGCGACAAGGCAACCATGGAAGCGGTGTCGCACATGAACGACATGCCGGTGCTGCAGCGCTGGCGGAACGAGCTCACCCTGCTCAATCCCATGAACCCGGAGGAGCGGCGCTTGATCCAGACCCAGGGCCTGATGCTCGACAACATCCGCTCGGGGCTGCAGCGCTTCTACGAGGGCCTGGGAAAATCGACCCTCACCGGCCGGATCGCCAACGCCGTGATGCGCATCACCGGCATGAACGCGATCAACGACATCAGGAAGGGCGCCTTCGGCCTGAACATGTTCGCCGCGATCGGGAACGAACTCGGTGCCGGCCGCGAGTTCGCCCAGCTGCCCGAATCCGACGTGCGGGCGCTGCGGAACTTCGGCATCAACGAAACCGATTGGAAGACCTGGCAGCTCGCGAAACTGCAGAGCTGGCGTGGCACTGACAATCTCCTCATGCCCGACGCGATCGCGCGCATCACGGACGACGAACTCAAGGCCGTTCACATCCTCGGCCCGGCCGAGGAGCCGGAGGCCGCGCACGCCGCGCGCAGGGACGCCATCGTGAAGCTCCTCGGGGTGGTCAACACCGAAAGCGAGTTCGCCATCGTCTATCCGGGCTGGCGCGAGAGGAGCACCTTCTACGGGGACCTGCAGCGCGGCACGATCAAAGGCGAGATCGCACGCTCGGTCCTGCAGTTCAAGAGCTTCCCCTGGGCCTATCTGCAGCGCGGCATGGACATGGTCGCAAACCAGGACACCGCCGCCTCCAAGGCGGGCATGGTCGCGTATCTGGTCGCCTCGACCACGATCGCCGGCGCCATGATCATGCAGACGCGCGAGATGCTCACCGGCAAGGATCCCCGCACCATGGGGGACGAAAACTGGTGGAAGTTCTGGGGCGCGGCCTTCCTGCAGGGAGGAGCACTGGGCATCTACGGTGACTTTCTCTACTCGGTGAACCAGACCCGCTACGGATCAGGCCCCCTGGAGGCCCTCGCCGGGCCCACCATGGGGCCCATCCTCTCCCTTGGCATCGTCCAGCCCCTCACCGCCGCCAAGCAAGCCATGGAGGGCAAGGACACCCACCTCGCCGCGAAGATGGTGCAGGACGTGAAAGGTTTCATCCCCGGGAGCAACATCTGGTACACCAAGGCCGCCCTGGATCACCTCATCTGGCAGAACGTGCTCGAGGCTCTCTCCCCCGGGTACCTCGCCACGATCAGGGAGCGCACCCAGCGCGAATACGGCCAGGACTGGTGGTGGCGGCCGGGAGAGCTCGAGCCAGAACGCCCCCCCGACATGCGAAAGGCGCTCGCGCGATGAAAACGCTCCTCGCCTTCGTCGCCGTCAACGTGGCGCTTGCTGCTGCGAACATCGCTGGCGCCGCCGTGGTGCTGTGGCTCGGGCTCGCCCTGGGGCATATCGCCCCGCAATTTTCAGACTCCGCCTGGGCCTGGTACGCGATCGGGCTCCTGGCGGTCACCGCCGGGATCGCCACGACGCTGCTCGCCGCCAAGGCCGCATCCGGACATTTTAGGAGAACACCATGAGCTCCATCACCGAAGATCGGCAGCAAACCCTTAACCCGGCCCTGGCCATCAAGGTCCCCTGTGTCGTGGCGAGCGCTGGCCCCCTTATCCTGAACGGCCTACAGACGGTCGACGGCGTGGTGCTTGTGGCCAATGACCGAATTCTCGTGAAAGACCAAGTCGACCAAGCCGACAACGGCATCTACCTCGTGAGCACAGGAGCCTGGGCGCGCGCCCAGGACTTCGATGGTACCTATGATGCTACCAGGGGCACGCTCATCCTCGTCAACGAAGGATCGGCTCTGGGTCGGTTCTACAGGCTCACCACCGCAGCGCCGATCATCTTCGGCACGAGCGCGATCACCTTTGAGCTCTCCACACAGGTTCCGGTAGGGCTCTCCTCCTTCATCCAGATCATCGACACGATTGCAGCCCTGAAGGCGCTGGCGAACCCTGGGGCCACCTCGATCACCTACTTCGTGCGCGGATACTATGCCGTGAACGATGGTGGCGGTGGTATGTACCGTTGGAACGTTGCCGACGCAACGGTCGACAACGGCGGGACGGTCATCGCTCCGAATGCAGGAGCAGGCCGCTGGAATCTCATCGTCCAGAGCAACGGAATCAGTCTCCGGCAGTTTGGCTCGAAGGGCGATGGCGCAGCCGATGATACGGCATTTATTCAGGCCCAGATCAACTATGCCAAGGCTTCTCCGGGCCACAACAAGATCATCGTCCCTGTCGGCGTTTTCCAGTACACTGCCCTCGACTGCGACGGCGTGGTCGATGGCTTATCCATCATCGGAGAGGTCGATCCCCTCGGGGCGACGAGTTTCGCGCACTGCTCGACCTTGCGCTGCACCTCGGCGGCCGCCGGCATCGGGATCTCGGTCAAATCTTCCTACGGTGTTTCGATCGAGAAGATCGCGCTGACCTACAACAACGCCGCCTACGCCGGCGACTTGGTCCGCACCGGGCATTCCGCGCTGGCCACGGACACCGCGGGGTTCACCATGGACCGCTGCGTGCTGACAGGTGAAGGTGCCGCCGTGGGGGCCAACAGCCTCTTCTTGTCCGACCTCTCGATCATTGAGCGCGTCCACAAATGCACGTTCAAGAACGCCGCCGCCGGCATCCGCACCGGCACCGGCTACACGAACGTCCTCACCGTGGAGGACTGCACCTTCCAGATACTCACGGCGTTCAATGTGAAATTCGACGGTACGTCAACGTGCCAGGCGATCACATTCAAGGGCTGCACGTTTGAGAGGCTCGTGAACGGCAAGGCATCGGCTTTCGACATGGGCGTGGCGGCCTTCATCGAAGGCCTCACCTTCATCGGAAACTGGTTCGGGGACGTGAGCGTGGCCGGCGGCCTGTACTGGATCCACGCGAAAGCTCTCGGCATGTCGGTCGCCGGCAATTATTTCGGGACCGCTGGCGCGGGGGCGGGCGATTACGCGATTCAGCTGGACGGCTGCCAGGGTGTGGCGATCGTGGGGGGAAATCGCTTCGATGCCAAAGCTGTCAACGTGGCGAGCGCTTGCTTGGGCGTGCTCATTGCTGGCAACGACATGCCCGTAGGTGCCACCGCGATCGCGGTGGCGGCGGGAGGCATACCGACCGTCTTCGGCAACAATGGGTTTTCTGATACGCACGGCGGCATAGTTCGAATCGGCGGCGTCGCAGGCCCCAAAGTCCTTTTCGCGCCTACCGGGGGAGGGGCAACCAAGACCGGCGCTCTCGCGCAGAGCGCGGATATTGTCTACGTGTCAGACGATGGCGTTGCAGCCCGTGTGGGCTTTGATTTGACCACAGGCAAAATCTATCCTGCGACCGATGCGGGAGCCAATCAAGTGGTGGCTGGGATTTTCGCCGGCAATGGTGTCCCGAACAACGCCAACGGGGCCAACGGCGATTTTTACTTCCGCGGTGACGGTACCCAGGCGGGCAACACGGTCGTCTATCACAAACAAGCGGGTGCTTGGGTGGCGCTCATCACAACGTGAACACCATGGAACCCATTACGCTCGATGATCTCCAGGCCGTGGCCCCGAAGACAAGCCACGTGCGCCTAGGCCTATTCGTGGGACCGCTCAACATGCTCTTCGCGGAGTTCGCGATCGATACCGCCGAGCGTCAGGCGGCGTTCCTCGCCCAGGTCTCCCACGAATCGAACGGGTTTCTCTGGATGCGCGAGATCTGGGGCCCCACGCCCGCCCAGAAGGCCTACGAGCCGCCTTCGAGGAAGGCCCAGGACCTGGGGAACACCCAAGCCGGGGATGGCTTCAAGTACCGCGGCCGGGGCCTGATCCAGATCACCGGCCGCGCGAACTACGCCGCCTGCGGCGAGGCCCTCGCGCTCGCGCTCGAGGAGACCCCGGAGCTCCTGGAGGAGATCGAGCCCGCCACCCGGTCGGCCGGCTGGTTCTGGACCGCGGGTGCAGGCCAGCGCCTCTCGGTCGCAGCTCGCCAGTACGGGGTGCCGGTCGGGGTGAACCTGAACGAGCTCGCCGACCGCGCGGACTTCAAGGGAATCACCCTCGCCGTGAACGGGGGGCTGAACGGCCAGGAGGAGCGCCTCGCCCACTGGGCGGCTGCGAAGGAGGCGCTCGCATGAACCTCGCCGAGGTCATCAATCCGCGCACGCGCCAAGTCGACCCCGAGCGCGTGCGCTCAGTCCTCGCCGAACCCCCGGGGCAATTGAAGCTGGCAGAACTCCTCTCTGTCGCCGGCGCGAGCTTACGTACCCACGAGCGGATCCTCGCCCCCGGACAAGGCAAGCATCCGGATGAGTGAGCCCTTCGATAGCTACCCGCCGAGTGAGCGCCGCGGTTTCGCGCGCCTCCTTGCCGAGGCGATGCGACCGCACCTGCAACAGGCGATGGACGCTGCCGTCGAGGAATACATAGGCCAGAACGGCGAGCAGCACAAGACCGAGCATCGCGCGCTGCAGGTGCTTCTGAAAGAACTCCAGGAGCAAAAGGTGCAAACCACGGCCGCGCGCAGGCAGGTGCGAACCGGTGTTATCATCAGCCTGATCCTTCTCCTCGTGACCGTGGTCGGGCAGCTCCTGATCTACTGGATCACCACGGTCAACCGCGCCCAGATCGAGGAAATCCGAAGGGACATCCCCCTCGGGAAACGTAAATGAGGACCCCGTGGCAGCTCCACATCATCGCGCTCCTCGTCGTAGTGGCCACCCTGGCGGCGGAAACCGTGTACCTCTTCCTCGGCACCCCCGCCATCATTCCCGATGTCCTGATCGGGCGGATCCTCGGCACGCTCGATGCCGCGCTCCTTCTCGTCCTCAACTTCTACTTCGCCTCGAGCATCATGCAAAGCCGGGGCTCCCAGCGCGGATCGGACGCGAGCCCCGCCCCACCCCCACCTCTTGAAACGAAAGGACCCGCATGAAAGCCATCGGTCTAACCCTCGCTGTTTTGCTCCTCTCAGGCTGCGCGGGCATGAACCCGTTCGGCCCCGGCCAGGAGCTCGCCGTACCCACCACGCTCTCGCAGACCGGGCAGGAGGCCGCCAAGCTCATCAACGGCATCAAAGTGGGCCTGATCGTCGCCAACAACACCGTGGCCCAACAGGCGAGCGAAGGCCTGATGCTCAAGTCCGAGGCGCTGGCCGCGCGCACGGTGATCGACAACTACTGGAAGCAGGTGAAAGACGCCCAAGCACTGCTCGGGGACGGCAAGGACATCCTCGCCAAGGGCCAGGCCGAACTGATCGAGAAAGCACTGGCCGAATTTCAGCGCCAGTTGCTCTCGCGCGCCAAGAAAGGGACCTAACCCATGGCCGAAGAACTCATCATCCTACTGCTGCGCGGCGCCTTCATGCTCGGGACCGCCAAGATCGAATGGAACAAAGTCGAGGAGCGCGTGAAAGGCGTGCCCCCTGAGCAGATCCCCTCGATCCTGGACGCCATGTACGCTGAGTCGGTGCAGGCGCGCGACAAGGCGATCGACAGCCTGCCGGACGACTCGAAGCCCGCATAGAGCAGGCCGGGCTCGAAGTGCAAACGACCCCCCGGGCGGCGAAGCCCTATCGCCGGTTCAGAAAAGGAACGCAGATCCCCTTCAGCTCCGACCTGCTCAAATCCTGGATTGTCGAAAGCGAGAAGCAAAAGCGCGAGATCACAGCACTCGCGCTTCTCATCGGCTTCCAGTGCGCCAGGAAGGGGCTGTCGGCAACGGAAACGATGCTGTGCGTGCGAAGGATTTTTTGAAAGGAGAAACCCCATGAAATGGTTTGCCCTGGCTCTTGTGATGCTCGCCTCGCTTGCGCGCGGCGCGCCGTTTCTGATTACCAATCCGGTGACCGGAACGCTCTGCACGCTCTACATGGACGCGGTCCCGGGAGTGACGGTGCCCGTGGTCGTGGCGAGCGCGCCCGCTACCGGCAATATGTGCCAGTTCGACCTCGCGGCTTTAGCCGTCGGGTCGCACAACGCGGCGGTGACCACGACCGCAGCCCCGGACCCCGTGTGGGGAGGAGGCGGCGAATCCGTGAAATCGCTCCCTTTAGCCTTCGTGCGACCGCCTTTGTCGGGCCTCCCGCCCGCACCCAGTGGACTCAGGCTGACACCATAACCTGTACCGCTGCCAAGGGCTGCAGCTGGAAATGAACGCCATGAGAAGATGGCTGCTTCTCGCTGCGCTCTTGTCGGGAGCCGCAGCCGCGCAGACCCACGTCAAGCAGGGGAAGTTCAGCTACGCCTGGGACTACGTGGCTGGGGCTGCGGATCGCTTCGAGCTGAAGCTGGACGCGGGGGCCTATGTCAGCGTCGGGTTGCCCGCTTTTGCGGCGGGCACCTATACCCTGCCCGGTGATCCAGCTCTCGTAGGCTCCCACTCGGCGGTGGTGCGGGCATGCACCGTGGCGCTCGGTTGCTCGCCCGACTCCAACACGGTCGCCTTCATCGTGGATGTCCCGAGCCCGGCGCCGATCCCAGCCGCGCCGGTCAACCTGCGCCTGGTGACAACCGTGGCTCCGCCGGCCACGCGAAGCGCAGTGCTGTCTCCGACCGGAGACACCTATCTGAACCTCGACCAGGTCAACAACTCAGCCGCCGCGGCGCTCAATCTCTATACCTGGCCCGACCTCAAGATCGCTAACGCCATCGTGATGACGTTCGATCTCGCGGGCATCCCGGCAGGGTCGACCATCGTGAGCGCCACGCTGCGGCTCAACCTCATCGAAAGCGACACGCACGCGGAACCGACCTACACGGTCACCGTGCACCGCATCATCAACAAGAAGCCGGTTATTGTGCTGGCGACGGGCTTTACCTACGACGGCGTCAACCCATGGACCCCGAGCACCTGCTGCAACGCCGGCGTGCCGCTCGCGCAAGCCGACATCAGCGCACCTGTGGACACGAAGGCGATCGACAAGGCGCTGGGCTTCAAAACCTGGGAGGTGGGCTCCCTCGTGCAGGGCTGGCTCAACAGCCCCGCCACGAACTTCGGCCTGCTGGTGAACTCCGATCCGTCGAAGCCCTTCGGGAACTACCGCTTCTTCAGCAGCAGCGAGGACCCGCTCGCGGGCAACCGCCCGTCTCTGACCGTCGTCTATCGCTGACGAGTTGTGCCCGGGCGTTCATCGAGCCAGCAGCGCGCCCGACGGGTCAAGACCATGGGTCCTTCAATCAGATCGGTAAGATCAGGCGCGCGCCAGCACACCGTCCCGTCGTAGAGCCAGGCGAGATCTCCGGCTTTGAAGCGGACAAGATAAGGCGGGCCCGGCTGCGCCGCGGGCCATGCAGATCGTCTTAAACCGCGGACGGATCCAGCCCCAGGAATCCCTCGAGATCGCGAGCAGCCGCTCGCCAGGCTGAAGGTCCCACCAGGGCCTCATGGCCGCCGCCTCGAGAGCAGCCAATAGGCCAACTGGGCGAGCGCCACGAGCAATACGCCGGTGAGCATCTGGCGCTCGAGCAGCGCGAACATCCCGACCCCGCCCGTCCAGTGGATCCCCGCCGCGTCGACCCCCCTCACAACAGCTTCGGGGCCAGAAGCCCCTGCAAGGTGACGAGCACTGCGCGCATCCTCGCCATCTCGAGATCCGCTGTCAGCTGCAGGAGCTTCTTGTCCGCCACCCAGCGTGGGTACACCCGCGCCCGGAACGAGAGCTCCCGCTCGACACAGGCGATCTGCTCCTCCAGAGTTACGTCCCGGCTCCCCGGGCTCCCTTCGACTGTGCTCATTGGCGGGCCAGAAGATGGCGCCAGGCTTCGCCGCGACGGATATTGCCGACGAGTGACTTCGATATCCCGAGGCGACGAGCGATGCTGCGTTGACTGTCTGGCGAGATGCGAATTTCCAGAACAACGGCTGCATCGAGCTTTGCAGCTCCGTTATTCGCTCCGGCAGCGGCGCGTCCCTTTTTCGCCATGTCTGACATGTTGTCGGCGTGAGTCCCCACGAATAGATGCTCGACATTGCAGCAAGCTGGATTATCGCAGCGATGTAGAACGAACCTCCCCGCCGGGATCGCACCGAATGCAACGGTCCAAGCGAGACGGTGCGCCCCAAGGTGCTTCCCGGCGACACGGATTCGCCCGTAGCCCGTATGGTCCCTATCGCCGCGCCATACGACGCAGCCATTCGGCCCTGGCTCCAGGTAGTAGGCAAGACGCTTCGCCGGAGAAAGAGTCCGCATCAGATAGCCGCGCTGCCAACGGTTCATGGGGTCTTTCGCGTAGCGGGGAATGGCCAACCCAAGGACGGATTGAGTGCGGTCCGGGTCAGTCGGCCAAAGGGGGCTGCGAACCCTCCTCGGGCTTGAGCGTGATCACGCAGTACTTGTCCTGCAGGAGGGACGACAGGCGCCCCGACTGGGTCTCATCGGGCCGCACCTGCGCCTGGAAGTGTACGACCACCGTGCCGCCATCCTTGCAGTCAACGCGGAACTTGGTCAAAGTGGCCTCGGCGAAGGTAAGGTTCTTCTTCCCGCCGCTCCCGATGACGATTTCGCCCTTCCTCTTGCCCGAGAGCTTGAGCAGACCGAGCTCGGGGATCCGCAGCGCCGACAGGTGATCGGAGTCCTCGACCAGCTCCCCTTGCGGTGAGTCCGGGCGCTTATAGAGGGCGGTGCGCAGATCCGGGTTGAACTGCCCCAGCACCGCGTTCGAGGTGTCGTACTGGAAATCAAGATCGCAGGCGAGGACATCCTCGTCGCCATGCTTCTCCAGCCGGTCGTTTTTGTGCATCAGGCGCACCTTCGCGCGCTCCAGGGTGAACTCCATCAGGACCTCCATTCAAAAGGGAACATCGTCGGGCATATCGGAGAACGGGAACCCGCCCCGTTTCGCGGCGATCTTCTCGATCGTCTGGTCAAGCACCTGCTTCGGGCCGGCGGGCGCGGGCTGAACCTTGGCCGGGCCAGGCGGCAGATCCCCGGTCGGGCTCAACTTCGGCCGCAGCCCATCCTTCCTCGCCTCCTTGGCAGCGATGAGCGCCTCGAGCAGGGGCCGAATCTCCTCAACAGGGACCGAGGGCGGGAAAGCCCTCAGATCGCGCTGGGCGGCATCGAAGGCCACGGCGAGGTCAGGCAACGTCTGCGCCCGTTCAAAGGCGCGTAGGCCCGCTGCGTGCACAGCCTGGGCCCTTTCCAGCGGCGACCCCGAAATGGGCTCAGCCGGCGAGGGTGCCCCCTCCATGAGCCAGGCGGCGAGCTGCCGGCCGTGCTCCCGCGTGAGAACCTTCGGCGTCCAAGCGCTGAAAACCGGGCAGCGGTTCTTCACCACCCGCGCCTGGTGAGAGTCGGTGTCAAGATCCACCATGGTCGTGAACTCGTACTCGATCCCCGGGCGCTGGATCGGGGCCATGCCGATCCTCCGCGGGGCCTTGACCGTGCGCACCCCCCCAGAGCTCGTGCGTTTCTCCACGTCCTCCAGCACCCAGGCGGTCTTCGAGCGCATGGTCGCGATCACGTGGCAAGGGGAGCGCAGCATCGCGTCGACGAACTCGTCCTGCGCGGGGTTGACCGCCGTCCCGAAGGCAGAGAACCGGGCGCCCGTCTCGAAGCGGTCAAGGAGGGCGAGCACGCCCCCGACCCCCGCCCAGGCGTGAGAGATCGAGTCGACGATGATGACCGCGCACCCGGCGCGCTCCAGGAGCTGCAGCGCCTCGACATACCGGGCCACGGTGTACGGCGGCCCCAGATCCACGGTGTCAAACGGGCCCAGATGAGCGTAGAGCTTGGCTGAGGACCGCTCGGTGTCGATCAAGCCCACCTTCCCGGCGAGGGTGCCTGAGAGCACCGAGCGGGAGATAAGCTCCTCGACGATGCCAAAGGCGAGCTCGATCGACGTCCAGGTCTTCCCGCCGTTGGAAGACGCACACACGGCAAAGCGCAGCCGCGCCTGGTGGCGCTCAGCCCGGGTGACGCGCAGCTGCTCAGCCACGGGCCCCCGCAGCCAGAGCGCACTGGGTCGGATAAGGACGCGAGTACCCGGTCGGCTGGGTCTTGGTGACCACGAGTTGCCCGCGGGCGATGAGCGCCTCGACCGAATTCGACGGGACCGTCCAGGCGGGCGGATTAGGCTGAGTCGCAGAGGTCCACTTTCCCTCGCTACGCCGCTCGAGCACGCCGCCCTCGCGCTGCAGATTGTAGAGGCAACGCCGCATGACCGGGGTGAGGGCGCCCTTCACGATTTGTCCTCGAATCTGGTCCCGATCCCCGGCGTGACGATGTACATGTCCGTCTCGAGCGGATGCGCGGTCACGCTCACCTGATCGCCCCAGTCGCGCGAGCTCTTGAGCACGAGCCGCACGCCATAGGGCTTGAGTAGCCGATTGAGATCACCGATCCGGACGTCGGACCAAAGACCGAACACGGCACGCTGCTTCGTCTTCATCTCTTTCCCCTCTTCTTTGCGACCTTCCCGAGCGGGGAGGCGAGCCCGTTCGCCGACACGACCTGATCGCGCTCGCTGAGCGCGAGCCGCGACAGCGTCCCCTCCTTGACCGCGCAGATGATCCGCTCGCCCTCATCGACGTCGCAGGACCACTTCAAGCGCTCGCGCATGACCGCGAACGCCTCGCGCAGCTTCTGATTCTCAGCACGTTGTGCGCGCGCGTCCAGCGTCCAGCATATCGCGACCACGGAGAGCGCGAGCGAGGCCAAAGCGACGAAGCCCGTGGCCCAGGCGAGCGATGAGCCAAGCTGATCGGGCGTGGGATCCTGCCGCTCAACCAAGCGCAGGAAACTCATCGCGCCCTCCAGACCAAGCCCATGACGAGCAGGCCTACCCACAGCACGACCCAGTCGGCGAGCTCCGGAGAAAGCACGTGGTAAAGGGCGCTCACGGTGCTCACCGCAGGAACAAGCATGTGAAATCGGGGTTCTGGTAGAACAGCGAATCCTGGGACGCGAGGATGACCCCATCGGTGTTGCGCCGACCGATCGACCAAATCCAGCGCCCGGCCTGAACGTCCGCATAGTCCACGTCCTCCTCGAACTCGGCCAAGACGTAGAAGCCTTCGGGCGTGCGCTCGCATTCCGAAAGGTCGATGCACTCGCCCCGGCTCAGCTTTCGTAGCATGGCACGATTGATCATGGCGTCACCTCGAATGAGACCTTCCCGTGCCGGTACAAGAGCTGCGGGGAACGCGTCGCGCGCCCTTCGGCCACCAGCATGTTGATGAGCGCCAAGGTGTAGTTGTGCTGGGTGGACGCCGCGAGATCCGGGAATAGGAACGCCCCGATCTCGGTGAGCCGCACCCAGTCGGCGCGCCAGCCGAACTCATCAAAGAGCCGAATCGCCTGCTCCGTGCCGTTCTCCCGCAGCCAGCGGTCCTGGCCCGGGAACGAAAGCGGCAACGTGGCGAGCTTCTGGACCAGTAAGACCCCGGCGGCGCTCACGAGAGCACCCCAGCTGAGCGCATCGCATAGGTCGGAACCGCCTCGGGGGACATGTCGCGGGCGGCCTTGAAGCCGCCGAAGACCGGACCCCGGTGCTGCAGCTCGTCCCAGGCCCCCATCGAATCCCGATAGATGATGCGCCGATCGCCGTACTCGGCGCTGAGCGCGGCGACCACCGCCTCGGCGTCGTTGGTGACCGAGCAGCAATCGGTGCCGATATCCTCGATCCAGACGATATCCTCGTCCACGCGCACGAGCCGGAACTTCGAGCGCACCACGCCAGCGACACCACGGTCCTCGATCGCGCGGCGCGCAGCACACACCGGGCCGATGCCGGCGAGGATAGACGCGGGGTTCGTCAGAGGGCGATTGCAGCGGATGCAGGTGGGGGCGCTCATGACGCCTCCCCGAGTTCGCGCAGAAGGGTCTCGATCCGACGCTGTGCCTTCAGAGCGGTATCGCCGTCCTGGGCTGTGTGGTCGCCACCGTCGCCAGCAAATTCCGCGACGTACCCAAGCGCATAGACAACCATTGGATCGCGCAGCGCCTCCACCAGCTTCGGGTAGGCGTTGGCGGCGTGGGCGATGTACGGCAAGATCGAGTCTTGCCCCGGATGCAAGCGCACCACAACGCGCTCGTCAGCGTCATAGACGTATTTCCCGTCAAACGTGAACGGCAGCTTGAACGGCAGCGCCGTAGCGGGTTTGTGATTGGTCGAGGTGGTGCGAATTTCGTCCTTGCGATTTTCGAGGGTGGCCATGAGGTATCTCCAGTTTCTACGCCCCGGGGATCGGGACGCCACGAAACCATCATCGCATACGAATCCGCGCATTGCAAGTGCCCTTGCCATCGGCCGAAAACACAGGTACAGTACCCGAGCCGTGAAGACCGCCGACGTCCTCGAGCACTTCGACAACGACATCTACAAGGTGGCCGAGGTGCTGGGCATCACGCGCCAGGCGGTCGAGCAGTGGGGCGAGGTCGTCCCCGAGCGCAGCGCCTACAAACTCCAGGTCCTGACGAACGACAAGCTGAAGGTCGACCCAGCGCTCTACCGCAAGGCAAAGCGCGCATGAGCATCCGCATCATGGCCCACGTCTGGGCGGCCTCCCTCGCCTCCACCCGGAAGCTGGTCGCCCTCGCCTTGGCCGACAACGCCCGGGACGACACCGACCTCTGCTGGCCCTCGCTCCAGCATCTTATCCACAAGACCGGCCTCGATCGTAAAACCATCATCGCCGCCATCGCGAGCCTCGAGGCCGACGGGATCTTAGAGGACAGCGGCGAGCGCGAGGGCAAAACACGGCAAATCAAGGTGTACAGAATAACAGTCCCGAAATTGGTATCGTTGCGCACGGCTTACTCACAGGCCCGTGAGAAGGGTCCCAAATCTCCGCGCAAACAGACCCGTTTTTCCGCGAAACAGTCCCAAAAACGGGACACGGAACCATTAAGAACCATTAAGGAACCCACCGCCGCCGCCCAGGTGGTCCCGAATACTACCAGCGAGGCCCCAGTTATCCACAGGCAAGGCGCGGCGGCGCCGGATTTGATCTGGCCCCACAACCTACCCCACGGCCAGCGCGCAGCCATCGAGCACTACCTAAAGGCGAACCCGAGCTCCAACTCCCAGCAGCAGCTCCTGGACGAGCTGGAGGGGGTCATGCGCGAGAACGCCGTCCGGGACCCGGTCGCCTTCTTCCTGCATATCGCGAAGCAGCAGGCCGCAGGCAAGTTCCTGCCCAGCCACGCCCATCGCGTCCAGGTCGAGCGCGAGGGCGCGGACATCGAGCGCGAGCTCCGCGAGCAGCCATGAGATGGGAATACGAGAAATTGGAGCACCTGCGCCGGCGTGAGGACGCCCTCGACGCGGTCTGGATCTGGGGCGTGGGGATCGTGCTCGCGAGCGCCCTCGCCCTCGGCTACACCTTGGGCGCGCTGCTCGCGGAGTGGATCGCCCGATGAGCGCCGCCTCATGAGCCACGAGCAAAAGATTGAAGCAAAAGGGGAGCGCGTCGCACCCGAGGCAAAGATAAGATGGGGAATTATATCCTTAACTCCCGCGGCCACGTCTGGCAAGCGGCTGACTTACGCGGGGCTGATCGCATGAATATTGAAGCGGGGAAACGCTATTGGAACGGGCGCGGCGATTTGATTGAGATACGCCTCGTAAAGGGTTGGATGGGGAAAGGACGATTTGTTGACCAGCATGGTGCGCTCTATCATTCGAACGGCCAGCAATGGGACCATGTTCCGGAAAGCACGGCAAATCTCGTATATGAGGATTCAAGTTCATGCGAGGAAGGTCCATGAAGCACCCCTACAGCCCGGCAGAAGTGATTGCCAGAGTTCGTGCTGTATTGAACATGACAGCCGACGAGGTACTCGCCTACCGCCCGAAGCCCAAGAGCAAACCGGCGAAGAAGCGCCAGCGGGTGCGGCGCAAGATTCAGAGGGACTCATGTATATAATTCCCATAAGATGTCGCGCCAGAGGTGGCGGGTCGCCCTGTCACTGGCCGCGCTGCGAGTGTCCGATCGACCTGATCTACGCGACCGACATCCACATACCAAGACCCCCAAAGGCGAAAAAGTAGTCTCTCGATTGAGGAGCATTTTATGATCGCGTTTCACGGTGACAGCAATCTGAAGCAGAAGTATGTCGAGCGGGTCCAGGCTCACGCGCTCGCCGACGAGATCGTGCACGGCACGTATTGGGAGGAGCGCGGCAAGGGTTGTGCGGTCGGCTGCACGATCCACAGCGGAGAGCATCGCCGCTACGAGACTGAGCTCGGGGTTCCCATGATTCTCGCCCGGCTTGAAGATCGAATCTTCGAGGGGATGCAAAACGGGGACTCGAAGGAATTTCCACTCCGGTTCATTTCCGCAATCGAGCCCGGCGCCGACCTGTCCCTCGTCTGGTACCAGTTCGCGCACTGGCTGCTCGTCGATCCCGAGGACGGGGTGATCAAGTTCGCCAAGACGGACAAGACGAAGGAGGCTATCAAACTCGTTGGAGACCTCTATGGCCGAGCCACGCGCGGCCTGCTCGTAGAACGGCGCGAGTGGGAAAGCGCGTGGAAAGTAGCCTACGCCGCCGACCGCGCCGCCGCCGCCGCCTACGCCGCCGCCGCCGCCTACGCCGCCGCCGCCGCCGACCGCGCCTACGCCGCCGCCTACGCCGACGCCGCCGCCGACGCCGCCGCCGACGCCGCCGCCGCCGCCGCCGCCGCCGCCGCCGCCTACGCCGCCGCCGACGCCGCCGCCGACGCCGCCGACGCCGACCGCTCCGCCGCCGCCGCCGCCTACGCCGCCGCCGACGCCGCCGCCGTGCGACGGGCGGCTTACAAGCGCCAAGCAGACAAGCTGATCGAACTGCTGGCGGCTGCGCCAACAGCGAGCGCGCAGTTACGCAGTTAGCGAGCGTTTGAACAAGTCACAATGCTCGTGATCGGAATCGATCCAGGCCTTACCGGGGCCCTCGCCGCGATCGACCACCGCGGTCTGCAAAAGGTGGAAGACATGCCGGTGATGCAGCGGGCGCTTGCGCGGGGCAAGGTGAAAAACCAGGTGAACGGCGCCGCCGTCACCCAGCTACTGAAGGAATGGACCCATGACCACGACAAGGTCGCCGTTCTTGTGGTGCTGGAGCATCAGGCCCCTTTCCGGATTGCGGGCGATAAGCCGCAGGGGAGCTCGAGTACTTTCAGCCTGGGGCATACCGCAGGGATCCTTGAGGGTGTCGTTGTGGCGCTCGGCCTTCCCCACCGCGAGGTCACGCCGGGCGTTTGGAAAAAGGCCCTCAAGCTACCGGGCGGGGCGAAGAACAAAGGGGTGGTGCGCTCGCGCGCCCAGCGGCTCTACCCCGAGGCGCCCCTCACCCGCGTGAAGGACCACAACCGCGCCGAGGCCATCATGCTCGCCCGCTACGGCTACGAGGAGCACGCGTGATTGCGGTACAATCGCGGCTCTTCTCTGCATTGGGCTCCCAGCCCAACCTCCAGGCCGCGCTCACTCTGCCGGGTGGCGCGGCTTCTTTTTGCCCATGAAACCCGCGCATATCGGCTGGCTCATCACCGGCGGCACAGGGTTCCTGGGGCGCGCGCTTGCGCGCGAACTCCTCGACCAGGGCGAGGCGCGGGTGTGCATCTTTTCCCGCAGCGAGGCGGCTCAGGCTGCCATGCGGGCCGAGTTCAACGACGACCCGCGCCTGCGCTGGTTCATCGGGGACGTGCGCGACAAGCCGCGCCTGCGCTGGGCCATGGAGTCGGTGAACACCGTGGTCCACGCGGCCGCCTTGAAGCGCATCGAGGTCGGGGTCTACAACCCGGCCGAGATGATGAAAACCAACGTGCTCGGGACCCAGAACGTGATCGAGGCCGCCATCGATGCCGGGGTCCACTCGGCCATCCTCATCTCCACCGACAAGGCGGTCGAACCCCTGAACTGCTACGGGGCCACGAAACTGCTCGCCGAGAAGCTCTTCCTCGGCGCAAGCAACACGGTCGGCCACTATCTAGCTCCGAAATTCAGCGCAACCCGCTACGGCAACGTCGCCGGCAGCACGGGCTCGGTGATCCCCATCTGGCGTGAAGCCCTCGCCGCAGGACGCAAGATCACGGTGAGGAACCCCGAGGCGACACGCTTCTGGATCACAGCCCCCCAAGCCGTGGCCCTCGTCCTGCAGGTGAACACGCTCCCAGGGGGAACCCTACTCGTGCCCACTCTCCCCGCCTATCGCCTGGGCGACCTCGCCCTCGCCATGCTGCCCGAGGCGGACCTCGACGTCGAAGTGAACGACGAGCTCGGCACCGACGAAAAGACCCACGAATCGCTCCTCGCCTACGGCGAACCCGGCGGCCCGCGGCGTTCCTACGACGCGCCCCGGATGACGATCGAAGCGCTGCGCATGGAACTGGCGAAGCTGTGAAACAGCGCCACAACCCCTTCCAGGTCGTCCAGGAGTTCGAGCAAGCCGTCGCCGAGTACGCCGGCGCCCCCTACTGCGTGGCCGTCTCCAGCTGCACCATGGCACTCCTCCTCGCGATCGCCTACCACCTGCGCGAGCTCCCTCTGCGCGATCGCCCCTGGGTCGGCCGCCCGGTGATCGACATCCCGCGGCGCACCTACGTGAGCGTGCCGATGAGCATCATCCACGCCGGGGCCCGTCCCACCTTCAGGGACGAGAACTGGCAAGGCGCCTACCGCCTGAACCCGCTGCCGATCTACGACAGCGCCAGGCGCCTCCGGAGCAACATGTACTCTTGGAGCTCGCGCTGGAGCGACAGGAACGAGAACGCGCCGTCCCTGAACGACGAAATGGTGTGCCTCTCGTTCCACTGGTCCAAGATCCTCGGCATCCAGCAGGGCGGGGCGATCCTGCACTCGAGCAAGGAAGCCGACGCGTGGCTACGCCGGGCGCGCTTTGACGGGCGCACCGAGAACGTGGCACCCAAGGATGACACCTTCAGCTTCGCCGGCTGGCACGCCTACATGTCCCCGGAAATCGCGGCCGAGGGCCTGGTGCGCCTGTCCTTCCTGCCCGATGACAATCCGGACCTGCTGAACGATGATTATCCCGATCTCTCCCAGATGGAGTGCTTCCGATGAAACCCGAGCAACTGCGCGACGCCCTGAAGGCAAAGCAACGCCCCCCGATCGTGATGGACCAGAAGGTGGAAACCTACGCGAACGCCCCCACCGGCATGGTGTTCCTGAAGTTCACCCATCCGAGCGACCACCTGCAGTTCAACCGCGAGCAGGCCAAATCGATCGTCACCGACCTCCTCAACGCCTGCAAGCACATCGGCATCAAGGTCGCGCAGGAGCTCAAGTGGGGATGAACGGCAGCGACGATACCCCGAGCCCCCTCATTGCCGAGGGCGGTGACGGACCGACGAGCGTGGGCGTCCTCTCAGAGCGCGGCAAGGTGATCCTGCGCTTCCCCGAGCCTAAACTGTGGATTGCCTTCGACCCGGCCGGCGCCCGCAACGTGGCCGACGCCATGACCGCCGAAGCCGACCGGATCCAGCGCCTGGTAACCCGCGAGGAGCGCCTGCACTACGCTGCGAACCGCCTTCGCGATATGCTCATCACCCGGGCCACCATCATGTTCACGAGCATGGAGCAGGAGGGCAAAAAGCCCGCCTACATTGCCAGCCACATCATCGATGCGGTGCTCGAAGCCGTGACCGAACTCGCCTCGAGGTAGCCACGTGAAGATCCTGAACCGACGCAAACTCAAAGTCGCCATCATCGGCGGGGCCGCGCGCGAAGAACAATTCCTCGGCCAGCACGAGGGTCCCGGCTGGGAGATCTGGGGTTTAAACAGCATCCGCCCGGACGGCCGCGAAAAGGGCTGGCAACCCATCCGCTGGGCGCGCATGTTCAACCTGCACCGCTTCGAGCACCTGAACCGGGACGCCTACCAGTACATCCTGTGGGATACCGCCTGGTCCAAAGCAAACCCCCAGATCCCGATCTACGTGATTGACACCTGGCACGGGCTCCTAGAGCGCGAGCGTTTGTTCCCGGTGGCCTCGCTCGCCCGTTTGACCCCCCGCGGAGGGCGCTATCACGCCGGTAGCTTCGACATGCTGGTCGCCTACGCCATCCTCGAGGGCGCGGCCGAGATCGCGCTCCACGGCATCGGTCTCGCCCTGGACAGCTGGCGGGAGGAGCCGATCAGCGCCCGGGCGTGCCTGGAATACTGGTGCGGCGTCGCTGAAGGCCGCGGCATCCGCGTGACAGCGAGTGAGGACTGCGACATCTTCGCCCAGTATCACCTGGTGAAAAGCCACTCGGTCTACGGCTACGACGACATCCGCCTGATCGTAGACCCGGAACGCGAGCGAGGAAAACCGAGGTAGCCCATGCTGATCAAGCTCACCGGAATCCCCAACCCCGACATAAACGGCGGCAGATCGAGCCCCGTCTATATCGACCCCACGCGGGTGCTCCTGATCGAAGCAAGCATCACGCGTCCCGTGAAAAAGGGGAGCGGCGAAGCCTGGCGCCAAGCCATCAGCAGCCTCCACGACGAAGTGCTGCGGGTGAGCGCCGAGGCCGCGAACCCGCCCTCCATGGTGGTCGACAGCGAACAGTCCGAACGGGCGATCAACTCCTACATGCGCACGCGCGAAGCCGCCGCGGCGCTGAACGCGGCCCATGGACTGGTCGCGAGATCCTCGATCGAGGCCTACCACGACGAGATCGCCTGCACCTGCGTGAGCTTGGCCTGCGGCACCGGCCTGGAACACGGGGTCATGCTCGCCAGGGTGAGCGTGCTGGAGTCCCCCGAGGAGATTGCCAGGCTCATCGGGCTCGATGCCGTCCGCGCGCCCGCGTGGTGGCCCACAAAATGAGCGCGATCGCCATCATCCCCGCCCGGGCCGGCAGCAAGAGAATCCCGGAAAAGAACATCCGCTTGTTTCACGGCAAGCCGATCATCGCCTACTCGATCCTCGCGGCGAAGGCGAGTGGCCTCTTCGCCCGGATCATCGTCTCGACCGACTCCGACCTGATCGGCGCGATCGCCATGGACTACGGGGCGAGCTATCTGCGGCGCCACAGCCGCCTCGCCGATGACGACACCGGCACCCAGGAGGTGACCAGGGACGCCCTGAACGGCTGCGGCCCAGGCATCGAGCACGCTTGCTGCATCTACCCGACCGCCCCCATGATGACCCCGGAGGACCTGCGCACGGGCCGCAAGCTCCTGGACGAGCAGCCGTGGATAACGTGGGCGTTCGTGCCGGGCTGGTACTACTGGGGCAGTGTCGGCGCGTTTCTCGCGCGAACGCCGCTCGGGGAGAGCCCCCATTATTTGATGATGGGACTCACCGGGCGCTACATCGACATCAACACCGAGGAGGACTGGATCCACGCCAAGCAGATGTACGCCGCCTGGCGCCGCAGACTCGAGGGCGATACCGACGGCGTACCCCAACCCAGGCAGATCCTGTGAACGAGAGCATCGTCCGCTTCGCGCGCACCCTCTTCGGCCCGGGAATGGCCGAGCTGGTCGAGCGCATGAGGGCGCGCTTGGGAGCGCACCTGCCCGACATCATGCAAGTGAGCCCGAGGAACTTCCAGGAGCGCCTGTGGGCGGGGCCCTTCGGGGACGAGTACACCGACCGGAACCTCGGGGGCCTGGAGAACAACCGCGCGCTCTTCGCCAAGATCCTCGCCCTGATCGACTACCCCCTGTGGTCGGTGATCGAGCTCGGCGCGGGCGCAGGCTCCAACCTCCAGGCGATCAAGGACATCGACCGGGACATCGAAACGACCGGCCTCGAGATCAACCCCAAAGCGCGCGCGCTCCTCGAACGCGTGGCCGACTACACCATCCGGGGGAGCCTCCTCGGGTTCGAGCCCGATCGCCTGTGGGACATGGCCTTCACCAAGGGCGTCCTGATCCACATTGCCCCCGACTACATCGCCGCGGCCTACGAGACCCTCTACCGCTGCTCCAAGCGCTACATCCTCATGGCCGAGTACTACAACCCCACGCCCCAGGTGATCCAGTACCGGGGCTACACCCGGGCACTGTGGCGGCGCGATTTTGCGGGCGAGCTGATGGGACAGTATCCGAACGTTGAGCTTCTCGACTACGGCTTCATCTATCACCGCGACCATTTTCCCCAGGACGACCTGACCTGGTTTTTGATGCAGAAGCATCCATGAACCGCTGCCGACTCTGCGTCATCCCCGACACCCGCCCGGACACCCCCTTCGAGGACGGCGTGTGCTCGGCTTGCCGCTCCTTCACCAGACGGCCGGCAGTGGACTGGGCCGCGCGCGAGCTCGAATTCCACGAGCTGATGGCGAACTACAGCGCTCGCGCCTACTCGCTCGCCCCCTACGATTGCATCGTGGCGAGCTCAGGAGGCAAGGACAGCCACTGGATCGCGCTGAAAGTGATCGAACTGGGCTACCGGCCGCTCCTCGTCACCGCCTCGACCTGCATGCTCACCCTGATCGGCCGGGCGAACCTGGACAACCTCGCTCGCTTCGCCCCGACGATCGAGGTGACGCCCAACCGCAGCGTGCGCGCGAAGCTGAACCGCCTGGGCCTTGAGCTCGTGGGCGACATCAGCTGGCCCGAGCACGCCACGATCTTCAGCACCCCGTGGAGCATCGCTGCGGCGCTCGGGGTGCAGCTGGTTTTATACGGCGAAAACCCCCAAGAAGCCTACGGAGGGCCCCCAGGTACCGAGCAAGCGAAGCAGATGACCCGGCGCTGGGTGACCGAGTTCGGCGGCTTCCTCGGATTGCGCGCCCAGGACCTGCTCTCCGGGGATCACGGCTTCAGCCTCACCGACATGCGTCCCTACATGCCGATGGACGCCCAGGCGATGGAGGCGGCCGGCGTCGAGGTCCACTTCATGGGCGCCTACTTCCCCTGGGACTCGCACCGGAACGCCCAAGTGGCCGCCGAGCACGGCATGCGCCAGAAGTTCCCCAGCGAGGCGAACTGGTGGGCCCACGAGAATCTCGACAACGCCATGACGGGACTGCACGACTTCGCCATGTACTGCAAGTACGGCTACGGGCGCGCCGCAGCCCAGGCTTCGGTCGACATCCGCAACGGCCGCATTACGCGCAGCGACGCCCTGGAGGTTGTGCGCGGTTGCGATGGCCTCTTCCCGCACGAGTATGCTGGGGTGGATCTGGAGCAGGTTCTGGAGCGCATCGAAATGACCGAGCGACAACTCTTCGACGTGCTCAAGCGCTTTACCAACTGGGACCTCTTCGGCCGGGTTCTCGATGACCGCCCGATCCTGAAGGAATTCGCCTGAGCGCATATCTCGGCCCGATGCTGGGTCATCGCTTGGAGACCGGCGAATCTAAGCCGCCACCATCAAGCGGCCCCGAGCTCGCGCCGCCGCGCGCGCCCCGAAAGCTGCCGAAGAAGTCCCCGGCCGAGCGCGAGGAACTGCAGCGCCTGCGCCGGCAGAATCGCTTGTCACTGTGGCCCGAGAGCGCACCGCCGAGGTTGGCCGGGTGATCTCCAAACGCATCATCCCCACGATCCTCACCCGTGGTCGGCAGATGGTGAAGGGCGTACGGTTCGACGCCTGGCGCTCGGTCGGCCTCGCCGCGCAAGCGGTGCGCGTCCACCAACTGCGCGGCGTAGATGAACTCGTGCTCCTTGACATCGCGGCAACCGCGGAGGGCCGTGGCCCCGATCTCGAACTCGTCTCCGAGCTCTCCACCGACTGCTTCATGCCCCTTGCCGTGGGGGGCGGCGTGCGCTCGCTCGAGCAGGTGATCGCGCTCCTCCGAGCTGGCGCCGACAAGGTGGTGATCGGCAGCGCGGCGCTCGAGCAGCCGTACCTCGTCACCCGCTGCGCCCGGGTGGTCGGATCCCAGGCGATCGTAGTCGCCTTAGACGTTGCGGCCGACGGCACCGTGCGCTCCCGAAACGGCCACCACCACCCGCCAGAGCCCCTCTGCGGCCCAGCGCTTTCCGTCGCCGCCTTCCTCGCGGCGCGCGGCGCGGGGGAACTGCTGCTGACCTCCATCTCCCGCGAGGGCACTCTGGCGGGGTACGATCTCGAGTTGATCCACAGGATCGCCCCCAACCTCCCCATCCCGGTCATCGCCCACGGCGGCTGCGGGAGCTACGAGCACATGCGCGAAGCGATCGAGGCGGGCGCGGACGCAGTCGCCGCCGGTGCCATGTTTCAGTTCACCGACCAGACCCCCGAAGACGCCGCGCGCTACCTGGCCGAACACGGCATCGAGACAAGGATCCGCGCTTGATGCAGCACCACCTTCCCGCGGACCTCGCCAAGGCCAACGTGGCGGGCATGAACGCTGACGGCACCCTCCTCGCGAGGGCGTGCCAAGCGTGCGGGGTGGAAGCCTGCTACGGACGCGGGCCCATCTGGGCGTGCACGGGCTGCTGGGTTATCATGGGATTTGGGCGCACCCGATGGCCGACATCAGCCTGATCCCGGTGGAGGCGCGCCGCTCAGGGCACGTCGAGTTCCTGTGGCAACTCTTGCTCGAGCGGGGCAGGAACCCGCAAATGAACATCAGCCACGTCAGGATGCCGAGCCTGCGCGAGCACCTCGCCTATGTCGATGACCATCCCTACCGGGCCTGGTACCTCATCAGCTTGGCGGAGACATGGATCGGGACGGTCTCCGTCTCCAAGCGGAACGAGATCGGCGTGCACATCGTCCCCGAGCACCGCGGGCACGGCTGGGGGCGAAAAGCGGTCAAGCGCATAATAGGCATGATTACGCCCCTGCCAGGGGTGCCAGGGGAGATCCCCGGGTTCTTCGTCGCCAATGTCAATCCTGCAAACGTCGCCTCGATCGCCCTTTTCGAAAGCCTCGGGGCGAAGCATATCCAGAGCACCTATCGCTTGCCACAACCAGGAGAAGACCATGGCGAAGGCCAAAGCGCCCCGCGCGAAGACTAAGGACGCCCTCGACCAATTCGCCGAAGCGGGCGGCGCGCGCGCCCTGCAGCTTCTCCTGTGGAAAAACCGTCATCAGAACCCGGAGATGACGGTCCTCATCACCGAAGCGGACCTGCACGGGTTCGACGAGTGCATGCGCTACCAGAAGGTGACCCCCGACATCCTCATCCATCGACCGGAGGGACGCCCCGCCCAAGCCGCGATCCCCGCCTCGGGCACCCGGCGCGCGATCCCGGGGCGGGCCGCTGAACCCCCGCGCCCCTACGTGATCGTGGGGCTGGTTGAGCGCGGCACCCACGACGCGCTGAAGCCCGTGGAAAATAACGCCGAGGACTACGCGCGCGGAGAGCTCGCCCGCCAGATCCAGGTCGTGAAAAGGAACCTCCCAGCCTGGGCCTCGGAACTGAGGCGCGCGGCCACCGCCGGGGACTTTAGCTCGAGCACCTTGGAGGAGGTCGCCCGCGCCCTCGAGCTCTGGGCGCGCACGTGATCCTCCCTGGTGAGCTGCGCAGGGCGAAGGAGCCCTTCGATTTTTACCCGTTCGTGGTCGCAGAACTCGGAGCGAACCACAACCAGGATCTCGATCTCGCCCTCGCCACCGTGACCGCCGCAGCCGCAGCCGGCGCCGACGCGATCAAGGTGCAGACCTACACCCCCGAGGGCATGATCTATCCCGGCACCCGGCACCGGATCGAGGGCGGGCAGTGGGACGGCGAGGACCTCTACGATCTATACCGGCGCGGCGCGCTCCCCTGGAGCTGGCACCAGGCGCTCTTTACCCAGGCCCGCGAGCGCGGCATTCTCGCCTTTGCGAGCGTGTTCGAACCGGACGCCGTGCCTTTCCTTGAGCGCCTGGGCTGCCCCATGTACAAGATCGCCTCCTGCGAGATCCTCGACCTGGATCTCATCCGGGTCGCCGCTGCGACCCGAAAGCCCATGGTCATCTCCACCGGGATGGCTACCTTAGCTGAGATCGATGAGGCGGTCGCCGCTGCCACGAGCGCCCTGGACACCAACCAGATCACGCTGCTGAAGTGCACCGCGGCCTACCCCGCGCCGGCGGCCGAGGCCAACCTTGAAACCCTGAACAACCTGCGCGAGCACTACGGCTGCAAAGTGGGCCTCTCAGATCACACCCGCGGGAGCACCGTGGCGATCGCCGCCGCCCTCTACGGCGTCGATATGATCGAGAAGCACTTCACGCTCGATCGCGCCGCAGGGGGCCTCGACGCGGAATTCTCCGCCGAACCGGCGGACCTGCGCGACATGATCGACGCCGTGCACGCGGCGATGGATGCGATCGGCGAGGAGCGCTTCGGGCCCACCGAATCCGAGCGCTCAACCTACGCTCTGCGCCGCACGCTCCACGTGATACGCGCGATGAAAGCGGGAGAACCGTTCAGCGGCCACAACGTGCGCCCGCTCAGACCCGCGGACGGCTTGCCGCCCAGGGAACTGCACCACTTCCTCGGCGTCGCCGCCGCGCGCGACATCGCCCCAGGCGAACCCCTCACCTGGGAGCTCCTCCGCAAGCCCGACCCCCGCCCGCCCGGCAGCATTGCGTGACGTCTATAAAAAGGGAATTACATACTTAACTCCCCAACCGAGGAATAGATGAGATTTTTCACCGGACTGCACCAACCGAGCGACGCGCAGCATTTTAATGCTGCGTTCGTGTCGGTCAACCGTCTGCGTAACCGGAAAAGCAGTTTCAAGGTGGGCGACTGGATCATGGACAGCGGGGCGTTCACCACGATTGCAAAGCACGGCGGCTACCCGATGCCGGTGGAGGCATACGCTGCTGATATCCGCGCAATCTGCGGGCGGCAAATGCACGGAAACCTGCTTGCCGTGGTGGCTCAAGACTACATGTGCGAGTCGTGGATGCTCGCCAAGACTGGGCTTACCGTTGCCGATCACCAGCGGCTCACCATCGAGCGCTACGACGCGCTGCTGGCGTGCCATTCGGGTGTCTACATCATGCCGGTGCTGCAAGGCCATGCCCCGGAGGATTACGTGTCCCACGTTAGCCAGTACGGCGCACGGCTCGCGCAGGGCGCTTGGGTGGGCGTCGGCTCCATCTGCAAGCGCAATGGCGATCCCGCAGCGATCTGGCACGTGCTGTCGGCCATCAAGACAGAAAGGCCAGACCTGCGCCTGCACGGGTTCGGCCTGAAAACTACAGCCCTATCCAATCCGATCATCCGCAGTTATTTGCACTCGGCAGATTCTATGGCATGGAGTTTCTCCGCCCGCGCCAAAGGCAGGAATCCGAATAACTACCGCGAGGCGCTTGAGTTTAGCGACCGCATCGCTGAGGAACAGCGGCAAGCGGAGATGGCGATATGAAGGAAGTTAAGTATATAAATCCCAACCAGAAGCCGGTCGAACTCGCCCGCAAAGCGCTCGCTAACTCAAGTGCCGAGGGCGAGATCGTCCTCGACATGTTTGCCGGATCCGGGAGTACCCTCATGGCGGCCGAGCAGCAAGGCCGCATCTGCTACGCGCTCGAGCTCGACCCGCTCTACTGCGATGTGAGCGTGCGCCGCTGGCAGGACACCACCAAGAGGCACGCCGTCCATGCAAAAGAACACCGCAGCTTCGACGAGATCGCCACCCGCCGCGCGAAGCCAGCCAAGGCCAAAGCGTAAACGCCGCGCCGGCCGACCTCCAGGCGGGGGCTTCAAACCGAACCCCGAGCAATCGAATATGGTGGAGGCGATGGCGGGCCTGGGGATCCCCGAGGACAGGATGACCATCCTCGTCATCAACCCGGCCACCAAGCGCCCCATCTCCCCTGTCACCCTCCGGAAGCACTTCCGCGAGGAGCTGGACCGGGGCCTGTTGAAAGCCGACCTCACCGCCGGCCAGAACCTGCTGCGCCTGACCGCCAAGAGCGCCGCCGCCGCCATCTTCTGGGCGAAGGTGCGCCTGCACATGAAGGAAACCGCGGAGTTCGAAGTGCTGCCAGGACTGGGCGACGGCGAATTCCAACCCGAGGGGCCCGAGGACGTGAAGGACTTGGCGCGCCGGATCGCCTTCACGCTCACCCTCGCCGGGCGCCAGGGCAAACCCAAGCCGAAGCCCAAGACCGCGCTGGATGAATAAAAAGGGCCCCGAACCCAACTACGCCGCGAGCCGCTCGTAATACCTGCGCTGCCGCGCAAGCTTCATCAGAGCGCGATTGGCGCGCTTCTTCTTCGCGAGCCATCGATCGATCCGCGCCAGGATGCTGCGATGGCGCTCGGCTTGAACATCGACCGGAGCTGGCGCCGGCTTCTGTGCTATTTTTAGCACACCGCTGAGCCAACCCCGGCGCACGACCTCGCGGATCATTCTGCGCTCAAGCCGCGCGTGGTCCTTCGAGTGACCCCCTCCGAGCCAGTGCGACAGGTCGTGGACCAGCGCCTGCCAGCCTCCGCCATGCCGCTTGTAGCCCTGTCGCGGATCCCCGGGCGCGGGGTTGACCAGCACCACCCCGCCGCGACCGCGCCCCGTGTAGCGATTGCCCGAAGTGATCTTGATCGGGAGCTCGAGCTTGCGCTTCCGCACGAATCGGTACAACCGCCGAACCGCCCGAACAGCCTCCGGAGCGGTGAGCTCAGGAACCTCGGCGGGCCAGGCCGCATTGACCCGCTCGTACCACTGCCTTCGTGATACCATGATGACCTCCAGTTGTTGTGAAAGAACGCTGCCGGGATCCCCTCCCGGCGGCGGCAGGATCCTCCTACCGCTACCCATATTTTACCAAACCGACTTTCCGGAATTCGCGTTCCCGAACGAACCATCAAGGACTTAGCGCGAGCGTGGCCCCGAAAAATAATGCTTGACACGGGTTTCCGAGTGCGCCTCTTGTGCGCTGCTTCCGAAGCGCCTACACTCCCGCGCGAAGGGACCCGCGATGCCCGCAGGAACCGCTGTCGCCCACGTCGAAGCGAAACTGAAAGCCCGCTACGGCTCCAACGCCCACGCCGTCTACGGAACGCTGAACAAGATCGGGCTCATGCACGGCAGCAAACCTACCGCAAAGGGCCTGAAGAAAGCCAGGATGAACCGCACTCGCCCGAGCGCGCCCCGCCACACCGCGATGGGCTACTGAAAAGGACCCACGATGCGAACCGCAGGAGTGCTGCACCCCACCGACGCGAACAACATCCCGATCCCGTCGGACGTCCAAGCAAAGTTCCCCCTCGCCGCCAACACACCGCTCGCCGCCGACTGGCCAGCAGGGTCCGACATCGCGCGCGTGACCGGGGTCACCACCCTGGGCGGCCCGCTCGCCTTCTACTTCAACGACGGCTCGACCAAGGCATCGAGCGCCGCCGACTCGAGCTTCACCAGCGGCACCAGCCAGTCCTCGGGCCTCTCCTCCTACGTGGTCGGCTCGCGTGACTTCCAGATCCCCGGGACCTCCACCGGCTTCTCCCTCGCCGCGGCCTCCTCTGGGGTGGTGAGCGTCGAGGTCTGGGGCAAGTAGCCATGGCCGCCGCCCTGGTGAGCATGAAGCGCCCGCGCCGCAAGGACGGCACCGCAGAGCTCGCGATGCCAGGCTCACCGAACGAGCCGTACTACGGCTACGGCCTCACCGTGCGCCTGGAGAACTTCGAACTGGACGCCTTGAAGATGAAGCTGCCCAATGTGGGCGAGGAGCTCGAGCTCGAGGCCACGGTGAAGGTGACCCGCGTGAGCGAGTCGTCCTCGGTGCAGAACAAGGGCGACCGCAACGTCGAACTGCAGATCACCAAGATGGCGCTCGGCAAGAACGGCGCCAAGGAAACCGCACGGGATGTGAAAGAGAAGCCCGCGCAACCCGCCGGCGCGAACGCCGGCAATCTCCGCAGCAGCCATTCAGGCGAGCAAATATAAAGGAGAGCACGCGATGTCCTACAACAGCAACATCCTCACCTCCATCTATGGCCGCAGGCTCGGCCTGCAGCCCCTGTCGACCGCGCAGTTCGGCGGCCGGCAACCCTCCGAAGTGCTGGTCGGCCCGGAGGACCTGCGCCGCGGCGTGACCACCGCGGAAACCACCCTCGTCACGGTCCCCGCCTGGGGATGCTCGTTCCTCGCCGGCACCTCCGCCGCGAGCTCGAGCGTCTACGTGCTCGAGCCCCCGATCCCAGGGGTAAGGAAGACGATCATCTTCTCCTCGGCGAACACGCCGCAGTACTTGAGGACCCAGAACGCGGAAACCTTCAGGACGAGCGCCGACAGCACCATCGCCACGGTGATCTCCTCCACCTTGACCGGGTGCGTGGTCGAGCTGATCGGGCTCACCACCGCCCTGTGGGGCCTGCTCACCAACGGCACGAGCGCCATCAGCCGCGCGGCAACGACCTAAAGCCATGGCCCGCCCGCGCATCGGCGACACGGTCATCTACCGCCTGGCCGCAGGCGAAGTGGCCCTAGACGCCCCTCCGGAAGCAAGGCTCCACCGGGCCGAGGTCCTAGCCGTCCCGAACGGCGAGGGCGAGCATCCCCACATCGCTCTCGCGGCAGAGGTGCAGGGTGAAGAACAAACCCACCTCGACATCTGCCACAAGGGCGACGTGGGCGATGATTTCCCCTGCTGGGACTGGCCGCACTGATAAAACCTGGGGAAAACTTCCGAGTACGGGTGTTCAGCATCCAGGCAACTCCAGCGCGCGAAACCGCGCGAGATCAGAAAGAGAGGTTTCACGTGAAACTCTGTTCAAAGTGTCGCGAGAAAGTCCGCCGACAAGGACAAAGATATTGCCTGAATTGCCACGCGGCGCATGCGCGTAGGACGCGCCGTCGCTACGCCGACCTGCCGAGCGCTCAGCGCCAGGCGTCAAAGTCGCGCTCTTACGCGAACGTCTATCAGCGGCGCGGGAAGCTGGCACGCAAACCGTGCGAGAACTGCGGCAACCTCTCCGCCGAGAAGCATCACGACGACTACAATAAACCGCTTGAGGTCCGATGGTTGTGCAGGGCATGCCACCTTGGGGTCCACGGTGAGGCCGCCCGCACCATGCGCGAGGGGGCGATCCTATGATCGCCGCGAAGGATCTAGGCCCGCCCGGCTTTGACAAGATCGCCATCATCGGCTCCGCCCCGAGCTCAGTCAGGCTCGCGCCCTACACCGACCAGTCATGGGCCATCTGGGGCTGCTCACCCGGCGCTTACGGGGAGATCCCTCCAGGGCGCTCCGACGTCTTCTTCGAGATCCACCGCTGGGAACCTGCCGCACCCGGGGACCCGCGGAACGCCGCCAACAAGCCCTGGTTCTCCCCGGAATACGTGCGCTTCCTCGAGCTGCACGAGGGCCCGGTCTACATGGCCGAGCAGGTGCCCACCGTCAAGAACTGCGTGGTCTACCCCTTCGACGAGATGTCGGCCGAGTTCGGGCCCTATTTCTGGACCTCGAGCATGGCCTACATGCTCGCCCTGGCGATCAAGCTGCGCCCCCGGGCGATCGGCCTGTGGGGCGTCGACATGGCCGCCCACTCCGAGTACGCCTTCCAGCGCCCGGGCTGCCAGAACTTCCTCGGCATCGCAGCCGCACTCGGGATCAAGGTCGTGGTGCCCCTTGAATCGGACCTCCTGCAACCGCCCACCCCCTACGGCAAGATCGAAAACCACCCGCGCCACGCGAAGCTCCTCATCCGCCGCGCCGAGCTCGTGAACCGCATGAACATGCACCAGCAGAACGTCGCGATGAATCAGCCGCAGGTGGAATTCTGCAAAGGCGCGATCGACAACCTCGACTACATCCTCTCCACCTGGACCGACGACACCGACCCGGGCCTCGCGCTCTCGGAAGCCATCGCCCATTCGGCGATCGTCGCCGGGCGCTCCGTGGCGATCGAGGCAGCCCTCCACCGCTTCACCGAATCCACGATCCCGCCCATGCTCGAGCTCGATCCGCCTGTGCTGCTAGAGGGAGCGCCGCCGCTGCCGGTCGACCCCCCACCCGGACCTGGACCGGGCCCCGTCCCGGCCACGCCTCCCAAGATACGACCCACCTCCCGCTCCAGGGCGAAACGCCGCCGCTAGGCCCCATGGGCGCGCTCGAGGAGATCATCGACCGGCTGGACAAGATGAGCCCAGCGCAGCGCAAACGCGTCGCGCGCGATGCGCGCCGCGCCACGGCCAAGATGGTATGGGTCCCCAACCCGGGCTTCCAGACCGACACGTTCTTCTCCGAAGCCGATGAGGTCGGCTGCGGCGGGGAAGCAGGTCCGGGGAAGACCGACCTCGCGATCGGCCTCGCCTTGACCGAGCACTACCGCAGTCTCATCCTGCGCCGCACGAACAAGGAATCGGGGAAGCTGCAGCCCCGGATGGAGGAGATCCTGGGAACACGCGAGGGGTGGCACGGCTCCCCCACCAACGCCTGGAAGATCGATGCGGGCACGCAGTTCGATCTCGCCGGCCAGCGCGCGCGCATCCCCCACCAGATCCAGGTCGACATCGGTGGGGTGCAGCTGGAAAGCGACAAACAGAAATACAAGGGCGACCCGCACGACCTGATCGTCTTTGACCAGCTGGAGGACTTCACCGAAACCCAGTACACCTTCATCATCGGCTGGAACCGCTCAACCAATCCGCGCGCGCGCTGCAGGATCATAAGCACCCTCAACCCGCCCACGCGTCCCCTGGGCCTGTGGGTCATCCGGCGCTTCGCCCCGTGGCTCGACCCCAAGCACTACAAGCCGGCCGAGTCGGGCGAGCTCCGCTGGTACACCACCGTCGAAGGCCAGGACACCGAGGTGGAAGACGTCGGCCCCCACCTGGTCGACGGCAAATGGGTCAAAGCGAAAAGCCGCACCTTCATCCGCGGGCACCTGTGGGAGAACCCCGATCTCGCCAACACCGGCTACGAGGGCCGCCTGGCAGGTCTCCCCGAGGAGCTGCGCGTCGCCTACCTGCAGGGCTCGTTCGAAGCCTCCCTGCGCGATGCGCCGAACCAGACCATCCCCACCAGCTGGGTGAAACTCGCCCAAGCGCGCTGGCCGGACGGACACCCCGAGCACGTGCCGATGTGCGCGATCGGCGTGGACTGCACCGGCGGCGGCAACGATCCTCTCCTTCTCGCCCGGCGCTATGACGGCTGGTACGACGAGCTCCTCGAAATCCCCGGAAAGGAAATGCCCATCGAGCGGATCGGCAGCTACTCAACCGGCGTGATCGTCTCCTACCGCCGCGATCGGGCGCTCGTGGTGATCGACATGGGCGGGGGCTACGGCGGCTCAACCTACGAACACTGCAAGGCGAACGACATCGAGGCCTACCCCTACAAGGGAGCCGAAGGCACCGAGCGACGCAGCGGGGACAAGAAGCTGCGCTTCGTGAACGTGAGGAGCGCAGCACACTGGGTCTTTCGCGAAGCGCTGGATCCGGACCAGCCCGGCGGCTCCCCGATCGCGCTCCCCGAGGATCCCGAGCTCGTGGCCGATCTCACCACCCCCATATTCGAGCCGACGCCGAACGGCATCAAGGTCGAATCGAAAGAAGATGTCACCGCGCGCCTAGGACGTTCGACCAACAAGGGCGATGCGGTTATCATGGCGTGGTGGGCAGGACCGAAAGAGGTCACAGACGCCCTCGCATGGGCTGAGCAGCGCGAAGCACGGGCGCTGCGCCGGCCCCTCGGAAGACTGCCGAGGGCAGTGATGGGCGGCCGAGCGCCGCTCACCGGACGAGGGCGATAGCCATGGCGAGTACCTTCAGCAGCGTGACCCGGAAACTTGACGAGCTCAGCAGCAAGATGTCTACGGCCACGGCGATCGCGTTCGGGCGCCCCGGCGGAGGCCGAGCCGCGTCAGGTCCGCTGGGACCCGTTACCCTCAGCCCCAAAATCCGTCGCCAACTGGACGAAGGGTTCGGTGTGCCCCCGAGCCAAGGTGATCCCGGGTACGTACCACCGCCTGAGCCCCCGGTGATCCCCCCGCCCACTCCCATGCCGGATCCGGACCTCTCCAGCCTGGGCAGCATCGCCGCGCGCCGGCGCTCCATCCAGGCGCAGCTCGCGCGCCGGGGCCGCATGTCGACCATCCTGAGCCAAGGCCAGCCTGAACCGCTCGGAGGATAGCCCCGATGGACGCGAAAAAGCTCCACGACTTCGCCGAGAAAACGTTCGCGAAGAAGCTGGGCCTGGTCTCCCTGCAGCAGGAGATCGCGATGAACTTCTACCCCGAGCGGGCGGACTTCACGTTCCAGCGCTCCCTCGGCACCGACTTCGCCGCGAACCTGATGACGAGCTACCCGTTGCTCGTTCGCCGCGAGCTGGGAGACCAGATCGGCATGATGCTGCGGCCCACCGAAAAACCCTGGTTCCACATGGCGATGATCGACGAGCGCCTGATGGACAACGAGGTGCGCCAATGGATTGAGTGGATGACCACCGTCCAGCGCCGCGCCATGTACGACCGCGCCGCGATGTTCAACAAGGCGGAGAAGCAAGGCGACCACGACTTCGCCGCCTTCGGCCAGGACGCGATCTCAGCCCAACTGAATCGCTACGCGAACGGCCTGCAGTACAACTGCTGGCACCTTCGCGATATGGCGTGGACGGAGAACGAGGACGGTGCGATCAGCGCCGTGTTCAGGAAGTGGAAGCCAGGCGTCCGGGAGCTGCGGCGCCTCTTCCCCAAGACCGTGAGCGAGCGCACCGCGGCCGAAGCCGAGCGCGATCCGATGCACGAAGTGAACTGCATCCACATGGTGGTCGAGGGCGACCTGTACGACCTCACCGTGCACACCCCCTACACCTCGGTGTACTACGACATCGATCACCAGACGCTGCTGGAAGCGGTCCCCAGTTTCGACACCATCTACTCGATCGAGCGCTGGATGACGGTCTCCGGCTCCCAGTACGCATTCTCCCCCGCCACCGTCGCCGCGCTCCCCGAAGCGCGCCTGCTGCAGGCGATGACCTACACCTTGCTCGAGGCAGGCGAGAAGGCCACCAACCCGCCCTGGGCCCTTGACCAGAACATCTTCCGCTCGGATGTCGCCATGTACGCAGGCGGTTTGACCTGGGCGGACTTCGACGGCGACGCGCGCATCCAAGATCACATGCAGGTGATGGTCCACGACAAGAGTGGACTCCCGATGGGAGAGAAACAGCAGGACCGCTGCCAACGGATCATCTCGGACGCCTTTTACCTGAACGCGCTTCGCCCGTTCAACCCATCGACCGATCCGCAGATGACCGCTTTCCAGGCGGGGCAAATCGTCCAGGACTACATCCGCAAAGCCCTTCCGCTCTTTGAGCCGATGGAGGCCGAGCGCAACGGCTCCATCTGCGAGATGACCTTCGGGCGCCTGCTGCGCGCGGGCACGTTTGGGCCCACCCTCGTGATGCCGAAGAAGCTGAGAATGGCGATCGCCGGAAAACAGATCCAATTCAAGTTCAAGTCGCCCCTGCACGACTCGATCGACCAGATGAAATCCACGCTCTTCCTGCAGATGAAGCAGCTCACCGCCGAGGCCGTGGCCCTGGACCAGAGCGCGATGGACGTGCCCGACGCGATCACCGCGCTCCGGGATGCGCTCACCGGGATCGGCGTGCCGGCGGCCTGGACCCGCAGCGAAACCGAAGTCGACGCGAGGGCCAAGCAAAAGGCGGACGCCCAACAGACCGCCCAATTCCTGCAGGCCGCCCAAGGCGGTGCAGATGTCGCGAAGACCATCAGCGAGTCCCAGAAGAACGTCGCTGCTGCCCAACAACCGGCGATGGTGCCGTGAACGAGCAACCCCGAGCGAAAGGCGCACAGGAGCCCAGTGAGCAACCTCGCTCTAAATCGCGTGCGCCGGCCCCCAAACCCAAGAACGCCTGGGATCCGGCCCCGTGGGATAACCACCAAGCCGCAGCCATTCAAGCCCTCTTTGACGGCACCGCCTCGAAGGATCAGCAGCAAACGGCTCTGAAGTGGATCCTCGACGGCGCCTGCGTCCTCTACGACCTTTCTTACCGCCCGGGTCCAGGAGGAGACAGGGACACGAGCTTCGCCGAAGGGCGACGCTTCGTGGGAGCCCAGATCATAAAACTCGGGCGCTTGAACCTGGAACTTTTCCGAAAGAGGTAAGACGATCATGAGCCCAGCCCCCGCGCCCCGAGCGGCCGCCGCCCCCGCAGCTCCTGCCGCTGCAGCACCCGGACCCGTCAAACCTGCAGCGGGCGCTCCCGCCGCAGGCGCCCCGCCCAAGCCCGCAGCCGGGGCGCCAGGCGCGCCGGCCCCTGCAGCTGGGGCACCGGGAGCACCCAAACCCGCTGGCGCCCCCGCAGCGGGCACGGCGCTCGACGGTGCCCCGGACGAACCCGGGGGCGAACCCGGGGCAGCTCCCACCCAGCTGTGGCCCGACGACTGGCGCGACCAGATGGTGGGCGGGGACGCGAAGCTGCTCAAACGCCTGGAACGCTACGCGAGCCCCCAGGCCGCGATCAACGCCCTCTTCGCAGCCCAGAACAGAATTTCATCGGGCGAGCTGAAACCCGCCCTGAAAGAGGGCGCATCCGCTGCGGAAATCGCCGCCTACCGCGCCGCCGCCGGCATCCCTGAGAAAGCGCTCGACTACCCGATGCCCGAGGGCGTGCTATTCGGTGAGGACGACAAGCCCTTCATCGACAGTTTCCTCACCCACATGCACGGCATCCAGGCCCACCCGGCGGTGGTGAAAGAGGCCCTCGCTTGGTACCACGCCGATCGCGAGGCGCAGCTCGAGGCCCTGGTGAAGCAGGATGATGAGCACCGCATCGAAACGGTCGAGGCGATGGTCGCCAACTGGGGCAAGGACAAGGACCGCAACAAGAACATGGTGAACGCCCTGATCGAAAGCGCCCCCCCGACTGTGGCCGCCAAGCTGAAAGGAGCGCGCGGACCCGAGGACCGAGCGCTCCTCAACGACTGGGAAGTCGTCAACTGGCTGCAGCACGTCGCCTTCCAGATCAACCCCGTATCGACCGTCGTCCCCGGAGCAACCGGCGACATCGGCATGGCGATCGACGACGAGATCACCAAGTGGGAAGGCCAGATGGGCGACAAGAACAGCGACTACTGGGGCGGCAAAACCCACGACAAGGCGAAAGCCGAGAAGAACCAGGCGCGCCTGCGCGAACTCTACGGCGCCCGCGACCGCAGCAAGCCCCAGAAGTAGGGCACTTGTGCGCGCCGGAGGAGGCGCGTAGGATGCAGCACCAAGACCCGGAGGACCCGCGAAAACGAAAGGCGCGGCCCGGGCTCGAGATCAACACCAGGTAGCGAGGCCCCAAGCGGGTCGCGCGCCGGCCCCCCGAAAGGGGACACCCCTGGCGACGGCATCGATGGACACCCCGAGCGACGGTTCGTACAACCGCACGTGCAAAGGAGGTCCATCATGGCCAAGCTGAACCGCCTCATCGCGAAAGTCCAGCTCGCGCTCGTCCTGGCCGGATCGCTCGCCCGGTCGTTCTTCGAGCCGCTCGATCGCTGGTGCTACACCTTCCTCACCCGGCAAGGGCTCCTGCTCGAGCTCGACACCGCCTACCAGACCCAGTATCGGCAGGAGTTTGTGCAGGGCTTCGAAGCCCACGCGACGCTACTGCGGCCCTGCGTCACCACCGAGGCCGTCATCAAGGGACAGACCGCGGTGTTCCTCGTAGCCGACTCAGGCGGCGCGTCCGCCGTCACCCGCGGCGTGAACGGCCTGATCCCCGCCCGCCCGGACAACCTCACCCAGAACTCGGCCGTGCTGCAGGAATGGCACGACTTGGTGAGGAAGACCGGCTTCAACATCTTCGCAAGCCAGGGCGACCAGCGCCGCATCATGCAGATCACCGCGATGGGCGTGATCAACCGGAAGATCGACGACACCGTCATCCAGGAGCTGAACTCAGGCACCGTCGCCGTGGGCGGCGCGGGTCAGGTGCCCAACGTGAGCCTGTTCCAGAACGGAGCGGTGAAGCTGCAAAACGCCTCGGTCCCCTGGGACTCGAACATCACGTTCCTGTGCCAGCCGTCGATGCTCGCCTACCTCGAGCAAGCCCCCGAGTTCGCCAACGCCCAGTACGTGGACATCCGGCCCTTCGCCGGCGACACCCCCGACTGGCGCGACGCGCCCATGGGCTACCGCTGGAGGAACACGCTCATCGTCATGCATCCGAACCTCCCCGGCAAGGGCACCGCGAGCGAGAAGTCGTTCCTCTTCCACAAGTCGGCGATCGGCCACGCAGCGAATACGGGCGAAGTGGACACCGCGCTCGGGTTCAACGATGAGCAGAACTACAGCTATGCTCGGTGCTCGATCTTCATGGCGGCCAAGCTCCTGCAAAACGCAGGCGACGTCGTCTTCACCCACGACGGATCGGCCTACGCGTAACCCGATGGTCTGCTAGGACCCACCTACAGGAGACAATGCCATGGCATATCTCGGCACCACGCAAGCCTCAAGCGTCAGCAACCCCCCGGTCAGGATCTGGGGCGGCATGGGCGGCGGCGCGGACGCGCACATCACCGGCGGCTCCACCCTCTACATCTCCGGACTCGGCGGCACCAACCCCGCAGGCAAGGGCTTCGGCCAGCAGGGCTGGGTGTACCACACCACCGACATGACCTCGGCCGTCCTCGCGGCGAACTACTTCACCGACGCCGCGCAACTCGGCGTGCGCCCCGGCGACATCTTCTTCTTCGTCCAGCAAGGGAGCACCCTCGGATCGAGCCAGATGCTGCGCTTGAACGTGGTGGCGGCGGTGAGCACGAGCGGCGCCTCCTTCTCGACGGCGTCGAACATCCAAGGGACCTCGTAGGGAGGGCCCATGGCGTATGTCGGCACCACCGCGGCCTCTTCGGTCAGCAATCCGCCGGTACTGCTGTCCAGGACCGCCGGCTCTCGCTCGATCCTCGGCAGTTCTGGACTGACCGCTTGGAGCTCCGGGGTCACTCGCGCGGCGGGGCTGGGGATGTGGCAGTACATCTCCACCAACCTCACCACCGACCTGACCAGCCCGGGCTTTTTCACCGAGGGCGCGGCGCTCGGAATGCAAGTGGGGGACATCCTCTTGGCGGTGCAATACACCTCGGCAGGCTCGAGCTTCATTATGTCCCAGGGGGTGCTGACGACCACCAACAGCTCGGCAGGCTTCAACCTCACGACGCTGGGTATGATTACCTCGACGCGGGCCTCGAGCCTCTAAGTCGGGCGCAAGGGAAAAGGCAGTACCCAAGGCCCGGGGCCGAGGCCTCGGCCGTTTGCACGTTTGAGAGAAAGACCATCAATCAGGAGAAGCGCCCATGACCCCCAAACAACCCCCGAAACGCCCGGTCGACACCCGCGTGGAAGTGGCCGAACGCAACCTCGAGCGCGCCCAGGAAGCCGCTGCTGCCACCACCGCGACCGCCCTAGGCAAAAAACCCGAGGCCCCGATCCTCACGGCCGACCGCCTGAAAGGCGCCGAGTTCGACCGCGTCGTGCACACCGCAAACCCGCCCGCAGGCCACACCCTCGAGCACATGCTCTCCCCCGCCTACTGGGCCCACGTCGCCCCGAAACTCATGCCCTGGGCGAAGATCGAGGTGCGCGCGGAAGACGGCACCTACTATGGCGAGCTCCTCGTCCTCGCCTGCGATCGCACCTGGGCCCGGATGCACGTCCTGCGCTGGGACGATCTCACCACCCAGGACGTGTCCATGACGGCTGCGATGATGCCTGCCGCTTCGGCCTACGAGGTGAAACACAACCCGACTCTGCGCTGGCACGTGGTCCGTAAGGCCGACCGGCAGCTCATGCACCGCGACGCCCAGACCGCCGAAGACGCCCAGACCTGGCTGCGAGAACACCTGAAGGTCGTCCCGGCGTAGCCGACCCCGGCTGATCGCCGCGCGTGACCACCAGCAAACTCAAGCTCTACAACGGGGCTCTTGCCATCCTCGGCCAGCGCCAGCTCGGCGCATTGACCGAGAACCGCGAGAGCCGCCGGCAGCTCGACCTTGCCTGGGATGATGGCGCCGTTGACGCCGCGCTCGAGGCGGGCCAGTGGTACTTTGCCATGCGCTCGGTAAGGATCACCTCCGACCCGAGCATCACCCCGGACTGGGGCTACCGCAAGGTCTTCGAAGTCCCCGAGGACCACATCCGCACCTGCGCCGTGTGCCAGGACGAGATGTTCAACGTGCCGCTCTTGGGCTACCGCGAGGAAGCCGGGTTCTGGTACAGCGACCTAGATCCCATCTACGTGCGCTACGTCTCCAACGACACGGCGTTCGGCATGGACTTCTCGCTCTGGCCGGGAACCTTCGTCGAATACCTGAAAGGCCACCTCGCCTTCCTCACCGCGCTCGTCCTCACCTCCGACAAGAAAAAGGTCGTGCTCGCCGAGGCCTACAGGTCCAAAGCCCTGAAGGACGCCAAATCAAAGGCCGCGATGGCCGACCCGACCACCTTCCCCGCCGAAGGCGCGTGGACTTCGTCCCGCCGCGGCATGCGCTCCTCCTGGCCTGACAGAGGCAACCGCGGCAGCCTGATCGGCTAGCCCCGTGAGGCTACGCGCTGCTCATGGGCCCCAGCAGATCCGTGCGGTGACCCTTGCGCGCTGGGGTGGCGATAACTGCGTCGACAGTCCAAGGGCCGCCTTTGCCGCGGAGCAGCCTGGAACGCAGCAGCTCTTTCCCGATTCCGGTTTCCCTGACCAGCTCAGCGAATGTCACGCGGCGACCCCGATATTCAAAATGCACGTTCGTGATCCGGTTGTTCGCCTGCTCTTGGCGAGTCGCCCAGCGGCAGTTCCCAGGCTCGTAATTTCCGCCGTTCTCGACGCGCTCGATCGTGGAGGCCAGCGAGGGCCGCTCGCCCATATCAGCAAGGAAATTGTCGAACGACCGCCAGCGAGAGCACATTGTGATCCCGCGTTTGCGATAGTGCTCAAAGGCCGGATTCGAGGGCTGGGTGCAGCGGGCGACCATGCTGCCCCAAGAGCGGTACGTCGGGGATTTCCCGCCCGCCCAACTGTGCCCATGCCGCGGAATTCCCACATGACCTCCCCAGATCGAATCGTACACCAGTGGCCGTAGAAAACGTCCCGCTTTTGGCTTTTAACCGTGGGCTCGTGTCCAAGCACGGCTTGGCGCGCGTGGACATCAAGCGCACCGCGCTCTCCGCCGAGGTCTTCACCAACTGGATAGCGCGGGTCCTGGGCAGCATGATGCTGCGGCCCGGCTCAGGGTGGCTCGGCAACACCCGAGCCGACGCGAAACCGTTCTACCTCGAATTCGTCTTCAGCCTCACCGACAAGGCGCTGGTCGAGCTCACCGACCAGAACCTGCGGATCTGGATCAACGACGCCGTGCTGCAACGCGTCGCCGTGGCGACCGCCGTCACCAACGGCAACTTCGCTGCGGACGTCGCAGGCTGGACCGACAACGACGAGGCCGGAGCGGTCTCGGCCTGGTCCGGGGCGTTCGGCGGGAGCCTCTCCCTGCAGGGCACCGGCACCAATGCGGCGATCCGCGATCAGCAGGTGGTCGTCGCCGCCGGCGATCTCGGGAAAGAACACGCCCTGCGGATCGTGATCGAGCGCGGTCCGGTGACCTTGCGCATCGGGAACGCTCTGGGTGACGACACCTACATCAACGAGACCGTGCTCGATACGGGCAGCCATTCGCTCGCCCTCACACCCTCAACCGATATCTGGATCCGCTTCTTCACGCGCCGCATCCCTCTTGCTTTCGTCGGCCAGTGCACGATCGAGGCGGCGGGCGATCTCGTGCTCCCCACCCCCTGGCTCGCCGCCGATCTGCCGCGCATCCGCTACGACACGTCGGGCGACATCATCTTCATCGCCTGCAAGGGCACCTATCAGCAGCGCGCGATCGAACGACGCGCCGCCCACTCCTGGTCGATCGTCCTCTACCAGCCGGAAGACGGCCCGTTCCTGGTCGAAAATATCGGGCCGATCACGCTCACGCCATCTACGATCACAGGCGACACCACGGTGATCGCCTCCAAGGCGCTCTTCCGGACGAGCCACGTCGGCGCGCTTTTTAGAATCACCTCGGTCGGGCAGGATGTGATCAAGGTCGGCGCCGCCCTGAACGACGCGACCGACGCGATACGCGTGACCGGAGTGGGCAGCGATCGCGCGATCACCATCATCCTCTCGGGATTTTTCGACGGCGTGCGCACCATCATCCTCGAGCGCAGCTTCGACAACGCCGCCTGGAGCGCGGTACCAGGAGAAACCTGGATCGCAGCCATCACCGTGGCCTTCACCGACGGCCTGGATAACCAGATCGTCTTCTACCGCTTGCGGATCTCGGTGATCGGGGGCGCCGGCAACACGAACATGGAATTGAGCATTCCCACCGGATCGATCACCGGCGTCGTCCGGGTGACCGCTTTCGTGAGTACGGTAAACGTGAGCGTCCAGGTCCTGAAAGCCCTCGGAGGAACCTCCGCAACCGCCGTGTGGGCCGAGGGCACCTGGTCAATCTTCAGGGGCTACCCAAGCGCGGTCGGCTTTCACAGCGGGCGCCTGTGCTGGGCAGGCAAGGGCTTCCTGTGGGGCTCGATCTCAGACGGCTTCTACAGTTTCGACGATACCGTCGAGGGCGACTCGGGCACCTTCGCGCGCTCGATCGGCTCAGGCCCCGTCGACAACATCAACTGGATCCTTGGGCTGCAGCGCCTCTTACTCGGCGCCGACATGGCCGAGCAACAGGCGGTCACCTCGAGCCTCGATGAACCGATCACCCCGATCAACTTCGGCATCCGGCCCGCCTCGACCCAAGGCTCCCACCTGGTGGCAGGACAGAAGATCGACACCCACGCCATCTTCGCCGCCCGCGGCGGAACGCGCGTTTTCGACCTGGGGCTCGACCCGACCAGCGGCGACTACGTTACCCAAGAGCTCACCGCGATCGTGCCCGATCTGTTCGAAGATGAAGCCAACATCGCGAACGACCTCTCCATCGTGCGCCTCGGGGTCCAGAGAAAACCCGACACGCGGATCCACGCGGTGCGCGCCGACGGCACCGTCGCCATCGCGATCTTCGATCGCCTGGAGAACGTGATCTGCTGGCTCGACTACGAAACCGACGGCGACGTCGAGGACGTGGTGATTCTGCCGGGAACGGTGGAGGACCAGGTCTACTACGCGGTCAAGCGCACCATCAACTCGGTGACCAAGCGCTCCCTGGAACGCTGGGCGCTCGAGGTAGAATGCCGCGGCGCCGCGGTCACCAAGCTCGCCGACGCCTTCATCCTCTACCAGGGGCCGGCGATCGCCCATGTGCCCGTCGCCCACCTGGAGGGCAAACAGGTCGTGGTCTGGGCCGACGGCGTGGACGTCGGCTACGACGACGACGACAACCTCATCTATACGGTGACCGGAGGATTCCTCGCCCCGGATCTCAGCGTTCCCGCCTCCACCATCGTGGTCGGCCTGCCCTACATGGGAAAATGGCAAAGCGCGAAACTCGCCTACGCTGCACAGCTGGGCACGGCGCTCAACCAGAAAAAGAAGGTCGACGGCCTGGGGGTGATCATGCGAAACACCCACGCGCGGGGCCTCAAATACGGTCCGGACTTCGACACCCTGGATCCGCTCCCGCAAATCGAAGACGGAGGCCCGGTCGACCCCGATTACATCTGGCCCGAGTACGACAAAGCCTCCTTCGAGTTTCCCGGCGAGTGGGATACCGACTCGAGGATCTGCCTGCAGGCGATGGCCCCCCGCGCCTGCACGCTCCTCGCCCTCACCGGCACGGTCGAAACGAACGAAAAGCAATGAACCCCACCATCGTCCCCGCCACGCAAGCGATGCTCCAGGAGCTGGGCGAGCGCCCCAAGGGCACCGGGCGCGCCTACGCCGTCATCCTGGAGGGCAGAACACTCGGGGTCTGCGGCTACTACCAGGACCACGGCCGCCTCGTGCTCTACGCCCGGGTCACTCCCGAATTGAGGCGCTGGAAAAAGCTGATCCTCCGCTGCGCCCGCATGACGATGGCCGCCGCGGATCGCCTGCGCGCCCCCGTCGTTGCGCTCGCCCAACCCGATATCCCGGGATCCGCCCGTACGCTCCTCGCCTTGGGTTTCGAGCACGTCGAGCAAGAACTCTACTGGAGGCCGACGTGGCGTTTGCGGCCGTAGCCGTCTCCGCAGCCGGTCTCGCCCTCCAAGCCGAGGGCGCCTCGCGCGCGCTCGCCGATGCAAAAGCGATCGCCGCCCGCAAGCGCGCTGCAGCCGAGTTCGAAGCAGGCCAGCTCGAGCAGCAGGCGGGCCAGGCGATCGCCGCTTCCCAGCGCACTGTGTTTTCCGAGGTGAGGCAAAGCAAGCTCGTCCAGTCCCGGGCGATCGCCCTCGCCGCCGCAAGCGGCGGCTCCGCAAGCGACCCGACCGTGGTGAACATCGTGGCCGGGATCGCAAGTGAAGGCGCCTACCGCCAGAATCTCGCCCTCTATCAGGGGGAGGAGAAAGCCCGCCAGCTGCGCCTGTCGGCCGCCGCCGACCGCCTGAGCGGGGAGATCGGCGCCGCCGCAAGCCTCGCTCAGGGCCGCGCGATCGCCACCGAAACTACGGGCAAGATCCTCGGTACCGGCGGTTCGCTCTACGCCCGCTACGGCTACAACAGCCCCGCCATGACTCCGATCAACGAATTCACCTACACGGGCGGCACCCCCGCCGATCCCTCTTATGGTTAAGCCCCTGCCCACCCGCACCGCGCTGGGGGACACCGCAGAACCACGGCCGAGCTACGGCGTCGCGAAGATCGACACCCAGGGGCTCGATGCCCCCCTCGCGGTTGATCGCGCCGAAGTCGCCGCGGGCCAGCACCTCATCGCCGGCGCAAACGACATCGCCGTCGCCCAGGACCACTTCGACACGCTGCGCGCGGAAGATGCGTTCAACCAGCTGCAGCAGAAAAAAGTGGACCTCTCCGTGGGCGACGAGGGGTTCGCCACGAAAAAGGGCGCCGCCGCCGTCACCCAGCCGCTCCTCGCAGACTACGGCCAGAAGTTCAAGGACGCCCAAGGCTCGATCGCCGAAGGCCTCCAGAACGACCGCCAACGGGAGAAATTCAATCGGCGCGCGGGGGTGGCCGAGATCCAGTACAAGCAGGACATCCTAAAACACGTCTACTCCGAGTCGCTCGTCTACGGGAAACAAGTGCTCGAGGGTACCGTGAAGACCGAGGTGCGGAACGCCCAGGTGAGCTGGGATGACCCCTACGCCGTGCAGATCTCGAAAGACCGGATCGGCGCCGCGATCGACAGCATGCAAAAGCAGCACGGCTGGGGACCGGAGGAAACCGCCGCCGTCAGGCAGAACGCGGATACCGAGATCGCCACCGCCGTGGTCGGGAGCGCGGTCGCGAACGGCGACGTCGAGTACGCCCAGAACTACTACGACGCCAACCGCAAGGACATGGACCTCGCCACCCAGAACTCGCTCCTGAAGGTGATCAAGGACGGGGAGCAAAAGACCCTCTCCAACACCTACCAGACGGACTTCTTGAGCGCGCGCGACGACCCGAAGCTGCTCGGGTTTCTGGAGGAGCGCGTGACCAAGGACGAGCGCCTGGACGAAGGCAGGAAGAACCTCCTCATCGGACGCATCCTCTCCCGCCAGGACACCCTGGAGCGCCGCGCCGAGGCCGAAGCGCGGCGCCAGGAGAAGGTGATCCAGCGCGGTATCGACCAGGTGAACTCGATGACCCTGCACGGGTTCGAGCCCACCGTGGAGCAGATGCAACCCCTGATCGACGCCGCCAAGGGGACCGATCTTGAGCAGGCCGCAGCGCAAATGGTCGCCACCGCCGAGACCACCCGGCGCTTTCGCCAGGCGCTCCCCGCCCAGCAGGAATCCTACCTGTCGAACCTCGAGGCGGCGATCCGCAAGGATCCGACCAAGTTCGACGTGACCATGGTCGGCAAACTGCGCGAGATCTACAACAACCAGCAACGCCTGATCGCAGACGACCCGCAATCATTCATGGTGAGACAGGGCCTCGCCCAGCCCCTCGCCATCAACCTCGCCAAACCCGAGGATGCCGCCCCCGAGTTGGCCGAGGCCGCCTCCCGAGCCCGGACGATGGCGGGCCTCTACCAGGCCCCCATGAAGATCCTGACGAAGGAACAGAAGGACCTCCTGGTGGGGGCGATCCACCAAGCGCCGGTGCGGCAGCGGCGCGACTACTTCGCCTCGCTTGCGCGCGCCACGGGGGAGGACACCGAAGCCTACTCGGCCATCATGGGCCAGATCGCCCCCGACGACCCGGTCACCGCGATCGCCGGAATCTACGCCGGGCGCGGGATCCAGGATGAGAAGGGCAACCAAGTGGCGGACCTGATCCTGCGCGGCCAAGCGATCCTCCACCCCAACCGCAAAGAAGACGGGAGCCCGGACAAGGGCAAGCTCTGGCCCATGCCGCAAGGCCAGGACGAGAAGACGATGCACCAGCTTTTCTCCGACTACGAGCGCGACGCCTTCGCCGGCCACCCGCAAGCTCGCAGCGCCCACTACCAGGCGGCGCTCGCCATCTACGCCGCCAAATCAACCGAAGCGGGGGACGCGAGTGGCGTGGTTGACAGCACCCGCTGGAAGGATTCAATCCGTCTTGCCACCGGCGGCATCGACCGCTACAACGGGCGCTCCGTCGTCCTGCCCTGGGGGGTGCCCTACGGGCAGTTTAAAGACGGAGTGCGCGCCCGGATCGACGAGCTCGAGGCAAGCGGGCAGCTCCCGGCAGGGATGACGGTGGGCCGCATGCGCGACCTGCCCCTGGAGAGCGTGGGCGACGGGCGCTACGTCTTTCGCGCCGGCGACGGGGTGCTCGTCTCGCGCGAGAAAGACGATGCCCTGCGAGGCGAACTCGGGGTCCTCTACAACAAGAAAGGCGAGGCCACGACCGAGCTCTCCATCACCGTGACCGACAAGCGCCTGAACCAGGGCAAGCCCACCAACATCCCGACCCTGGTAAAAGGCCAGGTCGACGTCCCGGCGCTCCAGGAGGGCGGCGCACCGAGCCAAGCCCAGGAAGACATCGCCATCAAACGCGCCGCCGAACGCGTGAAAGCGGGCGCGAATCTGCCCAGCCATGACACCGTCGACGCAGCGGTCACCGCGGCCAGAGCACGCTCAACCGGCAAGAAGATGCAGCCCTACTCAGGCGCCCCCCCCTTGCGCCCGGTCCTGATCGACTTCAACAAAGCTGTCGGCACCGTGCCCCCTGAGCGCGTGCCCACCCCGGCGGAGATGATGGAAGGCGCGGCGCTCTGATGCCCCTAGATCTGTACCGCTCCGAGACCCTCGATCGGCTCTCGTCGCTCCCTCCGGTAGAGAACCCCGAGGCGGGCGCCTTCGACGGCTTCGTACGCGGCTCGGCGACCTACACCATGCGCGGGTTTGCCACCACCGCCCGCGCGATCGACATGCTGGGCGCCGTGGGCCCGATCGCACAAGACGCCTTCACCGGCGGCACCGAGGCCCAGGACCGCTACTTCCGCGAGCACGACGAAGTATTCGGGAGCGCGGTCGACTACTGGACCCCGCGCCCGAACGAAGTAGGCGTCGCCGGCCAAGTCGTGGGCGGCTTGGCCTCCCTCATCCCCAAGGTGATCCTCTCCCCCGGCTTGGCTGTCGGCTCCGAGCAACTGAGCGCGGGCGAGGAACTCGTAGCCAAGGGTGTGCCACCGGCCAAGGCGCTCACCGTGGGAGCGATCCAGGGTACCGCAACCGGCCTCGGGCTCTGGGTTCCCATCCTCGGCCGCAACCTCTGGGAGCGGCTCCTGGTGGGCGGCGCCGGCTACAACGTCACTCAAGGGGTGGCCACCCGCGGGGCGAGCCAGCTCATCCTCGCCGATACCGAGGCCGCGAAAGACTTCCGCGCCTTCGACCCCGAAGCGATGACCCTGGACGCCCTCCTCGGCATGGCCTTCGGGAGCTTGGCCCACGTGTCCCCGGAAGCGAGGGCGCAAGGCGCGGCGGCCTGGGACCGGATCCGCACCTGGGCTGAGCGCCTGAACCCATCGGACCTGGACGCGATCGCGGCGCTGCGCCAGGCCGAACACCTAAACGTCGACAGCGCACCCGGCAAGCCGGTCGGGCCCGAGGACGTGATCGCGCACGTCGAGCGCATGAAAACCGCCATCGACCAGCTCGCCAAGGATCGGCCTGTGGAAGTGACCGACCATCCTGCTCCTGACGTCGAACGCGCGACCCCGGAAGAAACCGCCGCGCTCGAGCAACGCTTCCGCGAGCTCCAGGCGGAAGCCGAACGCGTGCGCCAGGAAGAACGACTGCCCCACCCCGACGATCTCGAGCGCGCGATCACCGAGGCAGCCACCCTGGAAACCCCCTACGAAATCGCGCACGGGCGCGTGCCCTTTGAAATCACCCCGGAGATGGCCCGGCGAGAGCGCCTGCAGGAGATCGCCTTCGAGCGCGATCTGGCTACACCTGAACAAGCCCCCGTTCTCGACGCCGAAGTGGCGAGGATCCGTGAGGAGCTGCGCACTCCATCGGAGGGGGCACCTGAACCGAAAACCCTCGAAGCCCAGATCGAACGCGCCACCCCGCAACTCGGGCCCGAGGAGCGCCAGGCCTACCAGGACCTGACGCAAGCGTTCTATGAGGCCACCGCGAAGCGCGCTGGGCTCACCCCCGAGCAGCTCTACGAGCGCTATCCGCTCGAGGTGACGGGCGGGCGCGTGGCGGTGGTGGGCGCACTTGAGCACACCGACCGGTCCACCTTCCTCCACGAATCGGGGCATTTCTACCTGGACGTCCTGAACGAGCTCGCGGGCGAAGGGCACCCCGACATTGCCGCCGACCGGGACACCCTGCTCACCTGGTTCGGCGTGAAGGACGGGGTGACCTGGGACCAGATGAACCTGGAAGCCCGCCGCCCCTACCACGAGCAGTTCGCCCGGGGCTTCGAGACCTACCTCGGGGAGGGCGTCGCCCCAACCCCCGGCCTGAAAGCGGTGTTCGAGCGCTTCAAGGAATGGCTGCTCGCGATCTACGAAAGCCTCACCAAGCTGAACGCCCCCATCTCAGATGAGGTGCGCGGGGTCATGGCGCGCATGCTGGGCGGAGAACACCCGACCGAGCCGCCCCCGGCGGAAACGGGCCCAGGACCCGCTAGGATCACCCAGGAGCCACTCGCGACGCCGGAGACCCCAGCCCCCGGAGAAGCCCCGATCGCCCAAGCGCCCCCCGCGGGCGGCCCCGCCGCCCCCCCTCCTGCCGCCGCCGGGGAATTCCCGGCGCCGGCGCGTCCCAAAGCGCGGACAACTGGCCAAATAGTCGAGGTAAGCGCAGAACAGGCCTTCGCCCTCCGGGAGCTCGGCCGCGAGGCGGGCTGGCTCGAGATGGGCGGGCGCCTGGATATGTCGCGCTTGGCAGACCCGGAGAAGCTCGGCACCCCCGCCTTCACCAAATGGGTCCCGAAAGCCGAGTGGTGGACGGACTTCGTGCGCACCCCGGGCGCGAAGCTGAACGAAGTGGAACTGCGCCGAGCAATCGACAAGGCCACCCAAGGCGAGCCGCTCAGGAAACAAGAGCAGCGCGCGATGGACTACCTCCTCCCCCTGGCAGAAGAACGCCTGCACCAGTACGGGCCGGGCGCCGTCGAACGCCTGATGGAAAGGGAAGCCATCCAGGCTGAGCCCAAGGACCCTCTCGCTGCCGCAGCCGACCGCTTCGTCCTCCAGCACCCGGATCTGGAACTCACCGTGGGCCAGAACGCCGACGGCACCCCGATCCGGCAGCGCGCGGCAGAAGTGCTCACCCAAGCGCGCGAAGCTCGCGCTCGCGCCGAAGAAGACGCGCAGCTCGTGCGCTCGGCCGCCCAGTGCCTCCTGGGGGATTGATGGCCGCGAAAATCTACAGCCACTTGACCGGGCGCCTGCAAGCGACCCCGCCCCGGCCCGCGCAGGCCCCCCGGCACGATCCGGAGCTCACCCGGATGCGCGCTGAAACCCAAGCGCGCGAGCAGCGCATGACCGAGGCCCTCCAGGACGCGGCTGTGCTACGCGCAGAACTCCAGGCCGAGCGCAGCCGCCGAACCCAGGCCGAGGGCGAGATTGCTCAAGCCGAAGACCGCGCTCGCCAAGCCGAGCAGCGCGCCCTAGAGGCGGCGGTGCGGGCGGGGGAAGCCGAAGGCGCAACCGCGGGCCTGCGAAGTGCCCTCGCCAATGCCCAGGCAACCAACACGAAGCTCGCGGCCATGAAACCCCCGCCGCCCCCGAAACCCGCACCGCCTACCCCCGCCACGCCCTGGAAGATGGAAGTGCACCGGGACGGGGTGGGCAACATCCGCGAAATCATCGCGACCCCCCAGGGGAAATAGATGGTCGATCGGGTTGCCCTTCCTCTCACCGGCTCCGGAGACACGACCGCCTCGGTCGCGACCGAGCGTATCGCGGGCGATGAGTTTCAGTGGGTGAAGATCGCCGACGGAACGGCCGGCCAGACCCGGGGGTTCATCGGCGCCTCCACCACCCCAGAGTCAAGCGCGCTGGGCCTCGTGACCCGCAACATCCCAGGCGGGATCCAAGCAGTGGATCAGGCCGCACCCTGGGTCATCGTCGGAGCGGTGTCCCTGGATCCGAGCACCGCCGCGATCGGCACCGTCGCGCAGGGAACCCCTGGATCCTCGGCGAGCCCCTGGTTCTTCGCAGGCTCGGTGAGCGTCTCCTCGGGCAGCGTAACCCTCGCGGCGAGCACCGCCCTGATAGGGACGGTCGCCCAAGGCTCCGCCGGCTCCTCCAACTCCCCCTGGTGGGTGATCAGCACGGGCGGCGGCGCGGGCAGCACCGCCGTCGACGCTAACCTGACGAGCGCTGGATCCACCAAGCTCGTGGGCACGGTCGCCCTCTCGTCCGGGCAGCTAAACATCGGCACGGTGGGCCAAGGCACTGCCGCCTCCTCCACCGGCCCATGGCCGATCACGGGCTCTGTCCTCATCAGCTCGGGCACCCAGACTATCGGTACGGTCCTCTTGTCGAGCTCGGCCGTTCAGATCGGGGCGGTGGCGTTGAGCTCGGGCACCCAGACCATCGGCACCGTCGTCCAAGGTTCAGCAGGGTCCTCGACCCAACCGTGGTACTTCGTCGGCTCCTCGGCCGGGTCGAGCGCGAACATGATCGGCACGGTCGTGCTGAGCTCCGGCACCACCGCGATCACTGCAGGCTCCGTCGCCCTTCTTGCGGGCTCGAGCGCCAACATGGTGGGGACCGTGATGATCTCCTCGGCGAGCCCGATCGTCCACCGGAACGCCGTGTCGGCCTCGAGGACCTCCGCCGCCACCTCAGTCGACGTTGCCCTTTTTGCCGCGAACGCAAACTCGCTCGGCCGCACGATCTTTAACGAAACGACCGGCTCGCTCCTCTACATCGGCCTATCGACCGTGCTCGTGAGCTCCACCGCCTACGACTGGCAGATCCCGGCGGGCGCTGGGGTCTCCTTCGGCATGGCGGGCGGCCTACCACCCTACACGGGCGCCGTGCGCGGCCGTCTGCAATCGACCACGATCGCCGGGGTCGCGCGCATGACCGAGTTCACGAGCTAGATGAAAAGGACGATTCGCAAATGGGATGGTTCACCGCCGGCAGAGTCACCAATCCGGGCAAGGCTGCAATTCTCGCCGACACCGGTCCCATGCTCGCTACGACCCTCGCTGTAACCGTGCTCGCATGGGTCGAACGCGAGCCTGCGACAATCGAGATCGCGCAACGCGATGCCGGCAACCTCACCGACGTGAACGTGCAACCGCTCTCGGTCGACCCTGCGCAATCAGCGGAGACGACTTTTACCGCAACGCTCCAGGTCAACCAGAGGATCGTGGCCCGTTGCACTCAAGGCTTGGATATTTCGGGAGACATCCACGTGAGCATTTT